AAGATGCTGGAGGAATACCGCGCCTCGCACCGCCTGGCAAAGGAAGCCGAGCGCGGGAATGTCGTGCCGGAAGTGACGCCGGAAAGGATCGCGATGCTGTCGCGCATCATGGAGCTTCCTGACGCGAAAGAGGTAACGGCCGAGCAGATGGCAAACCGCCGCGCCGCTGCTGCGCTGATCGAACGGAATAGCGGCAATGCGGATGATGCAGCATGACCAAGCGCCGCCCATTCAACAGCATGGCAGAAACCATTGTTGACCTCCTAGCCCAGATGGCAGTCGAGCATATCGAGCCATGGGAACGGAAGAACGTAAAGCGCAGCCAGGCACGTCGCGCAATGAAGGAAACGGAAGCATGACCACGGCCTTCATCCTCGCAGCTTGCATTACCGGCGTACTCTCGCTCATGGCCTTGCTTGGCTACTCCGCCATGACGCGCTCGGCAAAGGCAAACCCAATGGACTGGTTCCACAGCTAAGGACAACGGACATGTGGGCATTCATCGCATCATTCCTCTACTGGCTTATCGCGTTCGCTGGCTTCGCGCTTCTCGTTGCATACCTGGCCGGCATCTGGATCGACTACACGGACGGACGCGATGATGACAGCCTTACGGATCGGCTGAACGAAACGCTGGAGCGCGAGCTTGCCGAGTACGGCGCAAGCGAAGGCAGCGACGGGAGGCACGCATGAACGAGTGGAAACCCATTAGCACAGCACCTTTCGACACAGAGGTTATGCTGTTTGGAAAAGTTCCTATGGGAGGCTGCGCAGATCGTGACGTGGCGAACGTATTTGCGGTTGGCGCATACGAAGATTGGTATACCCCAGAATGGGTAGACCACGAAGGCGAGTCACTGTCTTTCGATCCTACACATTGGATGCCCCTGCCAGAGCCTCCGAAACTCTGAACACGATTGACGCGGGGTGTCTCTCCTCCCCATACCCGCGTCAAAGCAGACGGTCGTTGTCCTCCCCTTCGATCGTCTGCACCCATACCCTGGGAAGCGGAGTCTGTAACCGCATTATGACTGCGGCAACGACTTCCCCGATGGGAACAGGCTCACCCAAGGCGGGCCGAAACGGGACGACGTTAGACGAGGATTTGGCGTCGTCCCGTTCATCAATTTTCGCACTGTGGTTCATGTTTCAAGCTCCTGTGACAAGGGCGAATGTGAACCATAGGAGCGACGAGGTGCAGGCAAACGAGAACACGAACTTGTCGAGTGACGACAAGGTGAAGATCAACAGGAAGAAGGGCATGAGTGACATTTGCGTAGCCCAGAGCCTTCTACGAGACGCATTCCCTTCCCGTCGATATGGGAAGGTAGAAGCGGCATTCTACGAGGCTCACAAATTCATCAGTCGCAGAGTTCGTAAGGACTTCACCATGCGGCGTGTGCGCTCGATCTGGGAAGGAACAGCCCGCCGGATCGACAGCGAAGAAATGGACGCCTTGAGAGAGGCAGTGAAGGAAGAGGCCCGCCGTGAACAGATCGAACTCCGCACCCGTCTGGCTGCGCTGGATGCAAAGATTTCCGCGTTCGACGCGGCTACGTCTCGCCAAGCGGTGGCGGCGGATCGCGGCGGCGCGGATCGCATGGGCTGAGTTTATTCTGGGGAAGGGCGAGTGATGGCGCGCGCTATGGTTTGGAATAGGTGTTCTGTCGATGGGTGCGAGAAAAAATCCAGAAGCAAAGGGTATTGCATTGGTCATTACCAACGATTTTGGAAGTATGGCGACCCGCTATCTGGAGGCACGCCAAGAGGTGTTCCACTTAAGTTCGTCAATGAAATCGCGCTGCCTTTTTGTGGCGATGAGTGTCTCATATGGCCGTATGCAAAGGTTAAGGGATACGGCGTTCTGTCGGTAAATGGACAGAAAGTAATTGCGAGCCGATACGTATGTATCTTGGTTAATGGCCATGCGCCGACGCCTTACCATGAGGCGGCGCACCTGTGTGGGAATGGCCACATTGGGTGCGTGAATCCAAGCCATATCGTCTGGAAAACGCCAGTTGAGAACAGTGCTGATCGTGTCGTGCACGGTACGATGAGGCAAGGTGAGGGACATCATTGCGCGAAACTGACGGAGATGCAGGTGCGTGAAATTCTCTCCATGAGAGGTAAGAGGCCACAGACTGCTATCGCCGAGCAATATGGCGTGTCGAGGAGTGCAATTTCAGGGATCATGTGCCGGACAAAATGGTCATCTCTTAGCGATGAGGGACAAAATGCGCGGGCATGAAAATGAACTCAACGAAGAGATCACCTTCCTCTCCGACGAGATCCGCAGCCTCAAGGTTCGGATCGCCGCGAACGAGAACGCCGTCAAGCTGCACAAGATCGAGGGGATGGGAGAAGCATGAGCGCATATGAACAGTTTCTCGCCCGCAAGCGCATCGTTGATCCATCGACTGGCATAACGAGGCGTGTCGAGCTTCCGGATTTCCTCAAGCCACATCAGCACGACATTACCCAATGGGCGCTTCGTCGCGGCCGTGCGGCAATCTTCGCGGGAACCGGCCTGGGCAAGACCCTTATGGAGCTCGTGTGGGCGAAGGAAGTGGCCGCCGAAACTCGCCGGCCGGTGCTGATCATGGCGCCGCTTGCTGTGAGCCACCAGCATGTTCGGGAAGGGACCAAGTTCGGTATTTCGGCCACTGTCGTGTCCGCCCCATCGAGCGATGCAATAGACATAACGAACTATCAGAAGATCGACCATTTCGATCTGTCGCAGTTCGGCGGGATAGCTCTGGATGAAAGCTCGATCCTCAAGAACACCGATGGGAAGTACCGGACGCAGTTGATCCGGGAATGCGCCAACGTTCCGTTTCGTCTCGCCGCTACGGCAACGCCCGCGCCAAACGATTTCATGGAACTCGGCAACCATTCCGAATTCCTTGGTGTCATGTCCTACACGGACATGCTTGCCACGTTCTTCACCCACGATGGCGGTGATACGCAAAAATGGCGGCTGAAAGGCCATGCCGAAAGCGAGTTCTGGAAGTGGATGGCGTCGTGGGCCGTGATGCTGAGGAAGCCGTCAGATCTTGGTTACGACAACACCGGCTATGATTTGCCTCCCCTGGTTTATCACCAGCACACCGTCGGCGTCGAATATGCGCCGAGTATGGAGACAGGCCTTCTTTTCCCCATGGAAGCCCGCACGATGCAGGAACGCATCGCCGCGCGTCGTGACAGCGTGAGCGATCGCGTTTCGCTCGCCGCATCCCTGACACCGAAAAACAAGCCTTTCGTGTGGTGGTGCAACCTCAACAGCGAAGCGGAAGCGCTCGCGAAGTTGATACCGGGATCAGTGAACCTTCATGGCGGGATTAAGGACGCTGAGAAGGAGCGCATCTTGCTCGATTTCAGTGATGGCAAAATCGAAAAGCTGATCACCAAGGCGTCGTTGGCCGGGTTCGGAATGAACTGGCAGCACTGCGCCGATACCGGGTTTGTCGGGCTCAATGATAGCTACGAACAACTTTACCAAGCCGTCCGCAGGTTTTGGCGTTTCGGGCAGGTGAGCCAGGTCAACGCGCACATCATTGCGTCGGAAATGGAAGGCGCGACCGTCGCCAATATCCGTCGAAAGGATCAGGACGCGGAGCGGATGGCCGCGGCTATGGTGATGCACATGGCAGATCTTTCCAGCCAGGAAGTGCGCGGCATGGTCCGCGACCGGCCAGACTATGACCCGAAAATACCGATGACGGTTCCAACATGGCTTACGGGAGAAGCGGCATGAATATCAACGCGATAAACCAGAACATCAACGCGGTAAATCAAGTGGTTACAGATCGATATGCGATCTACGAAGGCGACAGTTGCGAGCTCATTCGCGGGATCCCTGCGGGCAGCATCCACTTCGGGATTCACTCGCCTCCGTTCGAGGGGCTGTACAAGTTCAGCAACTTCGACCGCGACATTTCGAACAACGATGGAAGCCAGTTTTGGGAGCACTATGCTTTCCTGATCCAAGAGCTCCTGCGCGTCACGATGCCCGGCCGAATCCATGCAGTCCATTGCATGCAACTGCCGACCAGCAAGATCAGGCACGGCCACATCGGAATGCGCGACTTCCGCGGTGAAATCGTCCGTGCGTATGAGGACGCCGGGTGGATCTTCCATTCGGAAGTTTGCATCTGGAAAGACCCGGTCGTCGCACAGCAGCGCACCAAATCAATCCGTCTTCTTCACAAGCAGATCACCAAGGACAGCACTATCAGCGGGCAGGGCCTAGCTGACTACATGCTGATGTTTCGCAAGCCAGGCGACAACCCCGACCCTGTCGCGGGAATGTTCGATCGGTACGTTGGGCACGGCAATGAGCCGGCCAGTGTCGAGAGCCGAATGGCGGGCGGAAAGTCCAAGGCCGATGCTGAAAAGTGGTTCTCGATCGAGGTGTGGCAGCGCTACGCCTCGCCGGTCTGGATGGATATCAACCAAACCCGCACTCTGCAATATCGCGCCGGCCGCGACGAGAAAGACGAGCAGCACATTTCTCCGCTCCAACTCGATGTAATCGAGCGGTGCATCGAATTGTGGAGCAACCCCGGCGATGTTGTCCTCACGCCGTTCCTTGGGATCGGTAGTGAGGTTTATGGCGCCGTCGCGGCAGGTCGGAAAGGCATTGGTTTCGAGCTCAAGCCTTCGTATTTCCGCCAGGCAGTGCGCAACATCGCTGAGCTTGACGAAGCAAGGACGGTCAACCTGTTCTCTATGGACGCGGCCGAATGACCTTCTCCGAAGCATACGCGCTGTTCGGTCCCGACACCATCGCCATCAAGGATGCCCTGGGCATTCCAGAGCATGAAGCCGATCGCCTGATCAACGCCAAGATGAACGCCCGTGCCTACGAGAAGGCAAGGTGGGTGCGCACCAAGGCCGATAACGCAGAGATACGCAGGAGGCAGGGCGCATGAGCGATCGAAGCCACTTCACACTTCCTGAAGGCAACGTGCATGTCACCCTTAGTGGTGGGCGCACGTCCGCCTATCTGCTTCACGAGCTGCTTGAGTCGAACGGTCACCTACCAGAGCGCGTCCGCGTCGTATTCGCCAATACAGGTCGAGAAGATCCGCGCACGCTCGATTTCGTTCAACAGATCGGCCAGCGTTGGTCTGTTTCGATCACGTGGGTGCAGTACCTGCCCGATGCACCATGGTTTGAGATCGTCAGCCACAACAGCGCCGCCAGAAACGGCGAACCATTTGAGGAGATGATCAAGCACAAGCGATTTACGCCCAACGGCGGCAAGCGCATCTGCACCGAGCAACTAAAGGTTCGCACGGCGCGCCGGATGTTGGTCGCCGCCGGCTGGACGCAGTGGACTAAGACGATTGGTATCCGAGCTGACGAACCACATCGCCACGACCAGGCGGACCAGCCGCGCGAGAATATCTGGATGCCACTTGTTGCGGCTGGAATTACCAAGCCCATGGTTCTCGACTTCTGGAGCCGCCAGCCATTCAATCTACCAAAGGGCGTGGACAGCAATTGCCGCCTTTGTTTCCAGTTTGGCCTTGCCCAGCTGGCGAGACAGATGCGCGAAGACCCTGACGATGACTTCCCCGAGAGGATGGAGGCATTGGGCTTCGGGACATTTAAGAGCCGCCCATGGGCAGAAATACGCAAGGTCGCTCTTGCGCAAGGCGACATGTTCGAACCGATCAAGCAGACGAGACGACGCGAACCTTGCGGCGCTGCTGACAACGAGGAGTGCTTTGGATGAGAAAAACTGCAGCAACATTTAACGTCGAAATCCATATGGCTGGGGATATAGCGTCGGCTGGTCAGTACATCCAGCGCTACGCGGCTGAGACCGGAATGTGCGTCACGCTCACGGCCCAAAGCTTCATTTACACAGGCGGCAGGGAAGAGGGTTTTAAGGTCGGCTTCATCAACTACGCACGGTTCCCAAAAGATCAGGCTGACATCGTCGCGCTTGCTATAGACCTTTCCGACTGTCTGCTTGTCCATCTAGGCCAGCATTCCTACTCCATCGTGACCCCAGTTGAAACGATTTGGTATTCGAGGAGGGAGCAGTAATGCCCATGCCTCGATACGCAGCCAAGCGGGACAGATCAGAGCCAGGAATCGTCAAAGTGCTTCGCCAGTGCGGTTTCTGCGTCGAACTGATGGACCAGCCGGTGGACGCTCTTGTGAGCTTTCGCGGCAAGATTTGGCTGGTCGAATTCAAGACTGGCCGCAAGGGATACGGCAAGGCGCTGAACGAAAACCAGAAATCGTTTGCCGACCGATGGAAAGGCCCGCCTATTGTGGTTCTGCATGTCGAACAAGAGGCCCTAGATTGGGCGTGTGAGATGGCAAAGAACGGGAAGGAAGCAGCATGATTGCCGTAAGAGAGTTCACAACAGCCGCCGAAGTGTTCGCCAATGCGAAGGCGGTAAGGGCGAAGTTCTTTTCGGTGAAGCCAAACCGAGATTTTGAAGAAGAAACGCCTGTGAAGGTAGCCGCCCCTGAACCGAGAGGCGTTCGTTTGTGGGAGGTAGAGCCGCTTCTGTTCGACAGTCACGTCACGGCCTACAGGGTGGCTATGCGGATCAGAGCAATGGTCGAAGCAGGAGAGATTGAACTGCTGGATTCAGAGCGCAAACCGATCCATGAAATCGTGCGTGAGGTACTGGCAGACTTTCCACAGTACTGCATCGCAGACTTGAAGAGCCCGCGCAGAAATGACAATCTGGTGGCAGTTCGGCACCTGGCGATTTACGAGGTCAGGAAGCAAAGGCCGGATATGTCATTGCCGGCGATTGGCAGATGGTTTGGCGGGCGCGACCACACGACCGTCTTGCACTCAATTCGCAAGCTGGAGAGCATTTCCGGGAACAAGCTTCCGGTATTGAAGCCGAGCGAGCGGGTAAGGAACAAGCCTATCACCCCAGACCAAAGGGCGGTTGCTTCCAGGATGTGGAGACAGGGGTTTTCATCAGTCGAGATCGGAGCGGCGATCGGGATTGATGAGAAGCGCATTAGCTGCATCGCGTTTCATGACAGAGCGAATTTCCCCGAGCGAGGTAAGGGGTTTAACTGGAAGGGCAAGGCATGAGCGGATACGCCAAGGTAGACTTCGACGCAGTTGCCCCGCTGATGCCGTTCGACAAGACGGCATCGCAGGTATCAGCACGCGGCGAGAGCTTCGAGTACACGCCGCCGGAAACAGTCGTCCATTCCGAAACACCAATCGAGACGCGGCAAGCGACGTACCGCGAAAAGTTCGACCCGCTTTTCGTTGACCTGACGGGCGTTAAAGGCGGGCGGCTGACCGTCATCGGTATCGCCGCGACTTCGCCGGTTGATAAGCGGCGCTGGGTCGTCCGTTGCCAATGCGGCGACTACGAAGTTCGCCGGGCAAAGATCATCAAAGGTTGGCTAATGGATGACTTCAACGGCCATGCAATGTGCCACGAGTGCGGCTACACCCAAAAGCTTCTTCGCGGGCAGCACAACGAGAAGAAGGCCGCAGCGGCGGCGCAGGCGATACAGGAGATGTCGAGATGAGCGACGAGCCGATAGAGGACAAAGCATATCTCGCTGGTCTGACCGTCATTGACATCGGGGATATCCGCATTTCGCGCGGGATGACCCGCAGGCCTGCCTCATCCTGCCGTCACCGTCGAATGGCCTATGACCCGAGAGAGCGCCGTATTTGGTGCAAGGACTGCGAAAAGGATGTCGACCCATTCGACGCCTTCAAGAACCTCTCTGAGCAGTACCACTATGCATATGAGGACTTGAATCGCCAGCGAGCGGAAATCAACGAGGCGGCGCAGTTTCAGTGCCGATCGATAGCGGCCAAGAACATTGATGAGGCATGGCGCAAGAGAAAGATGGTTCCGGCCTGCCCACACTGCGGCCACGGCCTGTTGCCGGAGGATTTCATCAAGGGCGTGGGCATGGTCGGAAGAGATTTCGCCATGGCGCGTCGAACGACATTGAAGAAATGAACACCGGGCGGCGGCCCATCACACGAGGGACAAGACACATGGCGGAAACAAACTGGTACGCAATCCGGGCGGTTCCTGGCTCGCAGCGCATGGCGCGGGTCATTGAGGCCAGCAATGATGAGATGGAAACGCCTGAGCAGAAGGTGGCACGAGAGCGCCGCAAGGGCGAGAGCATCATCGAACGCAATCTGCGCAACGAGGGTATCGACGTCTACATGCCGTCGTTCTGGGCCATCAGGCAGCACCAGCGCACCAACCGGATGAGCGAGCGAAGGTTCCCGCTCATGGTCGGCTACGTGTTCGTCAACATCGCTGAACGCGACTTCGAAAAGGTCCGTCGCATCGAAGGCGTCATGTGCTTCATGCGCCCGTCACCGGACCGTGGCCCAATCGCGTTCCGGGATACCGACATCGGAAGGCTGATGTTCGATGACTTCCAAGCGCAACAGGAATGGGAACGAGACCGTGAAGCGCGGTTGCTTGAAGGGCAGAAGCATCGCCGCAACGCGCTCAACAAGCGGCTTGGCCTGATCTTTCCGAAAGGCCGACGCCAGAAGGTTCCGCTGCGCATGGTGGCAGAGGTGGCGATCGAGAACATGCCAACAGCGAGCCGCAATCACGTCCGCGCCATATTGGCTGAACTGAACGCCATGGACAAGGAAATGGAGGCTTGCCGCGCCAGCTCAATACGGCTATATTCGGCAGCGTGATTTGGGTGTATCTGTCGGACCGCGCCTTCCTCGATAAGAGACGTGGCAACATGCGGGAATACTCGACGGCCCGGCTTTGGAACGATTGCGTTCCGCGTCGGGAGAAATGCGCCTTAAAATATCGTCCCCGGCCTCTGCCAAAAGCATTGATTTGCTTCGGTACGCCAGCAGTACCGGAAATAACCGGGTGCATCTTGTGGAGTGCGCACAAAGCAAGGTGTGGGGATATCAACTCGCCAAAAGGCAACATAACACTGCATGCGCTTCGAAGCCCTGGGTTCTACCAGTAGCCGGGCCACGGTTCGGATAGGGCGCATGCAGGACCAAACAACGCGCCGGAAACGGCAACATAAAAGCAGGAAAGCGTGAAATCAGTGTGACGGCTCATGACCGCGCACGGATGGTGAGGACGGAAAAGCTCCAAGACCATCTCCTGCCACCAATCCGCCCTAACGGGCAAAGCAATCGGGGAGGCGGTCTATCCTGCCGTTGGTTGCAGAGGGCCGAAATCGAAGCTGACCGCCCCTGTGGCGGGTGTACTTGCAAGCCTGCTTCTGCCCCTTCCCGACCTCATCACCCCGTCAGCTCCGGCCGGCGGGGTTTCTCGTTTCGGAGACAAGCATGCAGTTCACGATCGAGCTAGGGTGGTGGCTTGTCCCCGCCGTGATCACGCTGGTGTGCTTCGGTGCGGCGGCCTTCGCCAGTCGCGACATGGGGAACGACCAGTATGGAGCCGGAGCGGTTATCTCGTTTGGCTTCTACCTCGCGGCATGCGTTGTCTCGCTGGCCGTTTGGCTCATCTGGTCTCTTGCTGTGTGACCATGGGCGACTTCGGCAAGATCTCTCTCCTCGTCGCCCTTGTCCTGGCCCTCGTCGTCTGCATGCTCCACGAGGCAAAGGCAGCGGTGCGACCGGTAAAGCCGGAGACGCGCCAAGACCGCCCCACAATGCCGCTGGAGCGCGAAGCCGGCACCGTCCCGTGTCTCCGGCCACCTGAGCGCCCGCACGCTGTCTGGTGGATGCTTGTCGGCCCGAATGGGGAAATGCTCATCATCGGAGCGCATGAAGTCCGCCAAAGGTGCTGACCATGGACGCCGCGCTTGACCCGCTCTCATTCGCTGAAACGATCTGCGGCCATCCTGTCGGATACATCCGCGTCGAGACGATCGAAGGCAAGCGCACCTGCATCCTCATCGACGAGGACGGCGAAGTCATCGCCCTTTCGGAATACGGCATGTCGCCGCTCATCAGCCTCGCCGCCCACAACGGCTGGGAAGTGCTGACGCTCCATTGACCACACCAATTCGCGCCGCCTCCTAACCGTCCCAACCCGCAGATGGAACAAGGCCGATCTCGTGGCAGAAGATGCCATCCGGGGCGCACATCGTTCATGACACCGGATCAAGATCGGCAAGCGGGAATAACTCAACAGGTAGGCCATGGCAAGCAAGGACGATAAGCCGAAAACGGATTGGGAGGCCATAGAGCGCGAATTCCGCGCCGGTCAACTTTCCATCCGCGCTATCGCATCAGCGCATGGTGTGACCGATACCGCCGTCCGCAAGAAAGCAAAGGCAGAAGGCTGGCAACGATCCCTCGCCAACAAGGTAAGGGAAGCCGTCCGCGAGAAGTTGGTTCGCACTGACGGTTCGCAAGATGGTTCGCAGTCTCCACGCGCGTCTGATAGTGAGATTGTCGAGAACGCTGCCTTGCGTGGCCTTGCCGTCGTCACGAGCCACAGGAAAGACCTACAGCAGCTTCACGGATTGAAGCGCGTCCTTGCCGATCGTCTGTCGGAAGTTCTGCACGGCGGCATTCCTGACGGTCCATGCCTCGGCGACAAGGAAAGCCCCGGCGACCTTCTGGAGAAGTTGTCTCGCATCACCGCAAGGTTGATCCCGCTTGAGCGTCAGGCTCACAACCTCGACGCAGAACCAGAGGATGTTGCCAAGGCTGCCGCCGGGGAAGGTACGAGCGCCCATGACATCATCAACAGCAAGCTTGCTCGCCTCGCTTCCCGCGCAGGAGCGCAAGAGGATACTGACGAGCCTAAGTGAAGACCAGGCGAAAGAGCTTCTTTGGGATTGGCGGTTTTGGGCAAGACCAAACCAGATCGCGCCGGAAGGTGAGTGGCGCACATGGCTTGCGCTCGCTGGCCGTGGCTTCGGCAAGACGGAAGCCGGGGCGCAATGGGTAAGGGAGCGGGTCAAGTCCGGCGCTCGGTCAATCGCTATCGTTGCCGAGACGCAGAAGGACTTGGAAGAGGTTATGGCGCCGCGCATCATCGCGGTGCATCCTCCAGGTCAAGCGCCAACGGTCAGGTATCGTCCGGTGCGCATCACTTGGCCGAATGGAGCCCAGGCGCTGGGATATAACGGAACCGAGCCTGATCAGCTTCGCGGTCCAGAGTTCGACACGGCATGGATCGACGAGCTGGCGAAGTACCGCTATGCGCGGGAAACGTGGGACATGTTGCAATTCACGATGCGAAGTGGAGATGACCCACGCGTGTTCGTTTCAACAACGCCGCGTCCTATACCGATCATCCGGGAACTGATCGCGGCAAAGACGACCGTCGTCACGCGCGGATCGACATTCGACAACCGGGAAAATCTAGCTGAGGCGTTTATTCAGCAGATCATCACGAGATACGAGGGAACGCGGCTAGGCCGGCAAGAGCTTCAAGGCGAGGTTCTGGACGACCTTCCGGGCGCTTTGTGGAACCGTGACGCAATCGACCAGCGGCGCGTAAGCATCGCCCCTGACATGCAGCGCATCGTCGTTGCCGTTGACCCATCCGGCACCAATGGCGACAGCGACGACGGCGACAGCATCGGAATCGTGGTCGCCGGCAAGGGTGTCGATGGTCGCGGCTATATCCTTGCGGATCGCACATGCAAGCTTTCCCCGGATGGATGGGGACGGCGGGCCGTTGCGGCTTATCACGAGTTCAAGGCGGATCGCATCGTAGCTGAACGCAACTTCGGCGGGGCGATGGTCGAACACGTCATCAAGACGGTGGACCGCAACGCATCATACAAGGAAGTCACGGCGAGCCGTGGCAAGGTCGCACGAGCCGAGCCGATCGCCGCGCTCTATGAGCAAGGGCGGGTTTCACATGTCGGGTCATTCCCTGACCTTGAAGACCAGATGTGCCTGATCGGGCCGGATGGATATGCCGGCGAGGGATCGCCTGACCGCGCCGACGCGCTGGTTTGGGCGCTGACAGAGTTGATGATGACCGATGCGCCTAAGCCAGCCGTGTTCTCGACGTATGGGAATAGCAGATGAACGAGAAGACGCCAGCAAGCACATCATCCGACTACGAAAAATCGGAGAAGCGGCGGCAACAAAAGTTAGAGGCGGGGCGAAGGTTCAGAGCTAAGCATAGGGAGAGGGTGAACCAAGAGGCCACCAAACGAAGAGCCGCTAACAAAGACAAGATAAACGCCAGGAGCCGCCGCGCCTATCAAGAAAATAAGGAAGCCATTCTCGCGCGCAACGCAAACTGGGCGCGCGATAATGCCGACAAAGTGAAGGAACGCCAACGCCTGCGGCCTAGAGCGCGGACTACTGGCTCTGGGACCGAACAGGCACGCAGGTGGAGAGAAGCTAACAGGCAAAGGTTGCGGGAATATACCCGCGACTATGAGGGCCGTAGACGGCGAGAAGACGTTTTATTTAGGCTGGCAAAGAATGCGCGTGGAAGGCTTCGCCAAGCTCTTCAAGGTGGTGTCAAGCTCGGCAGAACCTTCGATTTGATCGGGTGCACTCCGGAGCAGTTGAAGGCCTATATCGAGGCTAAGTTTGCGGCGGGAATGACATGGGAAAACTGGGGCCGTGACGGCTGGCACATCGACCATATCCGGCCGTTGTCAAGCTTTGACTTGACCGACGAGTGCGAACTAAAAGCCGCGTGCCATTTTACCAACTTGCAGCCTTTGTGGGCGGCGGAAAATCTGTCAAAGGGGGCTTCATATGGCTGAGAAAGGCCCCGATTCGCTTAGCAGTGACCATGAAATAATGGCCCCTTACTGGTCGATGATCGCGGCCATCCTTGGCGGCACACCGACAATGCGCGCCGCAGGCAAGGCCTATCTGCCGAAGTTCCCGAACGAGAGCAAGGATGACTACGATCTTCGGTTGAAGAACGCGAAGTTCACCAACATCTTTGGCGACATCCTCGACACGCTCGCATCCAAGCCGTTTGAGCGCGAGATGCAGATCAAGAACGCCGATGCGTTGGCTGATCTGATCGAGGACATCGACGGCCAAGGCAACCATATCCACGTCTTCGCCGCGACGTCGTTTCATGCTGGCATCGCCAACGCGATCGAATGGGTGCTGGTCGACTATACCAAGGACGTTCCGACCGGCGCGACGAAGGCCATGGAAGAGCAGCTTGGCGCGAGGCCCTATTGGGTTCGTGTCCCGGCGCAATCGCTGATCGCGGTCTATTCGGAATCGATCGGCGGCAAGGAAACCATCGTTCATGCGCGCGTTCGAGAAGATGCGAAAGAGCGGGACGGCTATGGCGAAGTGACGCGAGAGCGTGTCCGCGTCATGGATCGTGAGCTTGCCCGCAATGATCGCGGCGAAGTGGTCAGCGCGGGACCGGCGACATGGGAACTTTTCGAGAAGCAGAAGGACCAGAACGGCAAGGAGAGCTGGGTATCGATCGGGGCAGGGGTCTACTCCATCGGCATCATCCCGCTTGTCCCGTTCATCACGGGTCGCCGCCATGGTTCGTCTTGGGTGATCAAGCCGCCGCTTGCTGATGCCGCCTATCTCCAGGTCGAGCATTACCAGCAGGAAAGCGGCCTCAAGCACAAGAACGAGCTGAACAACTTCACCATGCTGGCCGGCCAAGGTGTATCACCGCCGATGGGTGATGATGGCAAGCCGATGCAAGTCCCGGCCGGACCGCAAACGGTGCTCTACGCGCCGCCTGACGGCGAAGGAAATGCCGGCCGATGGGAATGGCTTGGTGTCGAGACTGAAGGGCTTAAGTTCTCCCTCGACTACGTCCAGTCAATCGAAAGCCAGGTCCGTGAGCTTGGCCGCCAGCCGCTCACTGCGCAGTCTGGCAACATCACGACGATTACCGCGGCATTTGCCGGCGACAAGGCGCACACGGTCATTGAAGCGTGGGCCCTCAACTTCAAAGACTTCCTCGAAAACTGCCTCAAGATCACAGCCATGTGGCGCAAGGTCGGTATCGAGCCAGAGGTCGAGATCAGCACCGACTTTGCCCTTTCGCTCAAGGAAGACACAGGCATCGACACGCTTGATGCGGCACAGGCGCGCGGCGTCCTGTCGTGGAAGACTTGGTTCGAAGAGATGAAGCGCCGCGGGATTATCGGCCCGAACGTCTCGGCCGATGAGGAATGGAAGCGGCTGCTAAACGAGATCCCAAGCGACGGCACGGACGATGAAATCGACGCCGCAATGGGTGACACAACGGACAACGGCCAGGCAGAAGACCAAGCCGCCTAATTCGGCCGCCTATGCGGCTTCATGCCTTCGCGCCTCATTGGCGCGGGGGATTTCACCATGCCCTCTGGCGGATGCGAGCGGGCGAATGCGGCGGATGCCGCTGACAAAGGGCGGATGCCCGGAAAGACTGAACAATGCGCCTGAAAACTGTAACGATCGATGGAAAGACCTATGCTGAAGTGGAGGGCGACAAGCCGGTCTACGAAACGGACGACGGCAAGGCTGTCGCGTTTGACGCACCCGGAACCCGCGACACCATCGCGCGCCTGAACGGCGAGGCGAAGGGACACCGCGAGGCCAAGGAAGCAGCCGAAGCCAAGCTGAAGGCATTCGAAGGGCTGGACCCGGCCGCCGCGAAGGACGCGCTGTCGAAACTGTCCAACATCGACGCAAAGAAGCTGATCGATGCCGGCGAGGTAGAGAAGGTCAAGGCAGAAATCTCCAAGGCGTTCGAAGAGAAGCTGACCGCAGCCGAACAGAAGACCGCAGCCATGGAGCGCGAGCTTTACGGCGAACGGATCGGCGGCGCATTTGCCCGATCGAAGTTCGTCGGCGAGAAGATGGCTATCCCGTCCGATCTCGTCCAGGCGCGGTTCGGCCAGAATTTCAAGCTCGAAGAGGGCAAGGTTGTCGCCTACGACCAGTCCGGCAACAAGATTTATTCGAAAGCCAAGCCGGGCGAACTGGCTGACTTCGACGAAGCAGTAGAATTCCTCGTCGACGCCTACCCGCACAAGGATCACATCCTCAAGGGCTCCGGCCAGTCCGGCGGCGGGTCGAAGGGCGGGAATGGCCAGGCGAGCGGCGCAAAGACGATCGCGCGTTCGCAGTTCGAGGGCATGGCGCCCGCCGAGCAGGCCGCAAAAATGCGTGACGGTTTCACGCTTACCGACGCCTGACGGCGTCAAGACAACTGCCCGAACCCGGATGGGGAAGGGCGTCTAGGGCCGGATAGCCCGACAATCGCGCTTTCCGCGCCTTTTAACCACCACCCCATCAGAGAAAGGGCCTTCAAATGGCTGCGACTACCACCACCATCACCGGGCTTGTCCCGACCATCTACGAAGCATTCGATACCGTCGCCCGCGAACTCGTCGGCTTCATCCCCGCCGTGGCGAAGGATGCCAGCGCCGAACGCGCGGCGAAGGGTCAGACGATCCGCTCTCCCGTCGTTGGCGCAATGGCTGCTGAGGATCTGGAGGTGAACAACGTTTCGTCCTCCGCTCCCGACCAGACCGTCAGCTATGTCGACATGTCGATCAGCAAGGCCCGCTCGGTTCCCTTCGGCATCACTGGCGAAGAATCCAAGGGGCTCGGCGGCACGCTCGGCACCATCAACCGCGACCGCATCGCCCAGGCGCTGCGCACGCTCACCAACGAAGTCGAATCGGACCTGGCCGCGCTGCACATCTACGCCTCGCGCGCCTATGGCACATACAATGCCGTCCCCTTCGGAACGGCCGGCGACTTCTCGGACTTCGCGCAGCCGCGCAAGATCCTTGACGACAACGGATCTCCGCAGTCGGACCTTCACATGGTCCTCGGCGGTTCTGCTGTCGCCAACATCCGCGGCAAGCAGTCCTCGCTGTTCAAGGTGAACGAGGCCGGCTCCGCCGATCTCCTGCGCTTTGGCCGTCTCGGTCAGGTCGAAGGGTGGGACATCCACAACTCCGGTCAGGTCAAGACCGCAGTCACCGCCGGCACCAACAACGGATCGGCTGCCACCAATACCGCTGGCTATGCTGTTGGCGCAACGACCATCACGCTCGGATCGGCCGGCACCGGCACGATCATCGCGGGTGATATCATCACCTTTGCCGGCGACACCAACAAGTATCTGGTGGTGTCCGGCGATGCTGACGTATCGGGCGGCGGCACGATCACCATTGCCAACCCCGGCCTTCGCGTTGCGATCCCGGCCTCGGCAACGGTCATCACCACCATCGCCGCGACGACCCGCAACATGTTCTTCCAGCGTTCGGCAATCCAGCTCGCCACCCGCGCGCCGGCCATGCCGGAAGGCGGCGACAGCGCTGATGACGTCATGGTGATCACCGACCCGAACTCTGGCCTCGCGTTCGAGTTCTGCGTCTATCGCCAGAAGCGCCAGATCCGCTGGGAAGTGAACCTGGCTTGGGGCGTGAAGATGATCAAGCCGGAATTCTGCGGCGTTCTGATCGGCGCTTAACCATCAACCGGGGGCGGGCAGTTGTTCGCCCCCGACCAACCACAGGAGATGGCCAATGTCAGACACTTGCGAAACAGTCATGATCAAGTCCGACGAGATGGGCTCGGTCAGGATTAACAAATCAGATTTCGACCCGGCCAAGCATGAGATTTACGGCGAAGAAAAGCCAAAATCATCGGAAGGCGTTGGCACAGATAGCGGCGAGCAGTTCTCCGACGAACAGCTTCGCGCCATCATCGAAGAAGCCACCGGCAAGGCCCCGCACCACAAGACCGGCCGCGACAAGCTCGTCGCGATGTTCAATGACCTAAATAAGGAATAAGCCGATGGGTGTCATCGATCAGGGTTCCGAGCAAACAATCTCATTGCCAGCCGGCAGCATCCTGACCGTGGCGGCAGACGCGCTGTCTTCCGGCAATGTATGGCCGTTCAGTGATCGGCTAGGAGACACGCCGGGAGTCTATACGGTTAGTAATTCCTCAACTCGCAAGATCGGCCCGTTCACCACGGCAACCCGTTATATGATCGGATGCAGCTCAGGTTCCGTTTCCTACAGTTCTGCGCCGGCTGCATTTGAGGCCCCGGACGAAACAAGCAAGGGCGCAATCGGCTCATATACCGCAGCCAGCGATGGCACGGTAACATTACTTACACCGGCCAGAGAGGCGCGCGTTATCCATGCCGTTGTGCATGTCACGACTGCATTTGCAGATGGTGATGGTTCCCAACCGACGCTCTTGATTGGGCAGACCGGCGACACCGACGCATTCGCAGTCGCCGCGCTGTTTGCTGAAGCGACAGATGAAAGCAAGGCGTTGATCGTTGGAACGCTTGACGCTGAAAAGTCGCTCATCCTGACGCAAACGGCCGGCACTGGCACCGCAACGGGCGCTTATACCGTGTCCGTCATCGCTGCACCGCTGGCATAAGCGGGGGAAACCATGGCACTCACCGTAGAGGATGGCTCCGGCATCCCCAATTCCGATGCGCTGATTTCCGTTCTCGATGCGACGGCCTATCATGCTGCGCGTGGGAATGCAGCATGGGCAAGCGTCTCATATTCCGAAGGCGATCGTGAAGCCGCCATCCGCCGCGCCACGGCGTTCCTGAGTAATTCATTCACATGGGCCGGTCTTCGCAGCCATAACCGCAACCAGGCGCTGGCTTGGCCGCGCTCCGGCGTTGTCGATCAAGAGGGCAACGGCATCGATTCCGACGAGATCCCGATCGAGGTTTCCGACGCCTGCGCAGAGATCGCACTTCGCGAACTGGTAGCGCCCGGCGCCATGAACCCGGATTTCACATCGTCCGAACTGGTCAAGCGTGAGAAAGTCGGCCAGATCGAGGTCGAGTATGCCTTGAGCAGCACGAATGCGGATGCGCAGCGCCCGGTTCTTCTCGTGGTGCGCGACATGGTTTCGCAGTTCCTCAAGGCCGGCGCTGGAAATTCGATTGTTGGAACGAGTGTGAGGATTTGACGCATGGGTGAGGTTCGTTCACTGAACGCGATCAAGGCCAGCCGCCAAGACGACAACACGCTCTTGACGGTCAAAGAATTGCTTCTCGACATGGTCGCCGACATCGACGCTGGCACGCTTTCTCCGACCAAGGCGTTTCTGATATTCGTCAACGACACAGACGGGAATTATGAGCTGAACTGGGGTGCGTGTAACGCGAAAAGCACGGACATGATCGCCATGTGCGAAGTTGCCAAAACGGAGCTTTTCGCCGCAATGGGCTTCATTCCGAAAGGCTGATCGATGACGTTCGACTATGCCAAGACGCAAGCAACCGCCGATCGCCTGATCAAGCGGTTCGGCCAGGTCGGTGCCATCAAGCGCACGACGCCGCCCGATCCGATCCTCGGCGGCGATGGCACGACGACCAGCTATCCCGCCACCCTGGTCCCGATGACCTATGACGCTCGGTATGTGAATGGCACGACCATCATCTCGAGCGATCGGCAGATCTATGTGAGTAGCGTTGGACTTGGCATCATCCCGAAGGTCGGAGACGTTATCACGGCGGGCGGCATCGATTATCATGTCGTCGCCATTGACCCGCAGAATTATGACGGCGTGACGAATGTAGTGTTCGTGGTGCAGGGCCGCGTTGATGCCTGATGTGATCGGCGCTATATTCGGCGTGAAGGAGAACGCCATGCTGACCATCGACCAGAGCTTCATCCGAGAGAAGCCGACGCTCATCGCATCCATGCCCTACAGCCCAGAAAATAAGGCATTCTATGACGTGGCTTGGGCAGCGGGATCGTCTGGCGCAAAATTTACGCATGAGGGCAAGGACTGGTTTGTGACCCGTATCGACATCGATGAGACGAACGACACCTGCCAGATCCATGCAATCCCGTTCCGGCCTGACATTCTTGGCATGGCGTGAAGGAGAAGACGATGTTCATGCTTGATGCAAGGACTATAGATGGGGCTGGCGGGCTGGTACACTTCGATGACGAAGGTCGCGAAATTGGATTCACGCCGATTGAAGACCTTGAGCCGGAATGGATAGATGCTGCGGTGTTCGGCGGGCCGTTCATTCGCGTTGACCGAAATCATGGGACCGTGCAACACCGCTACAGCGTCGATGTTGAGTGGACTGCCGGGATGCCGCCGATGATCAACGAAAGACGCAAGCCAGATCGTCCGTTGTGGCGCGACACAGGACTTGTCGCGGTGGCGCATGACCCTGTTGAACTTGTGTTCCCAGAAAATTGCGAAAATCCAGCACTATTTGACTTCTCAGATGTCTACCAGTGCAAGCCTGAACTTGATGTTCGCTTCGACAGATTCACCACCGACGCCGGTCCCATTTCTATCTCCCATTGGGGGATGATCGACCTTGGCCGCTTCGGCGTGGTCTACATGTCGGACGGCGCGCATTGGCAAGAAGACGGCGAGACGTTCGCCGTGGTGGCTTGAACGCTGAACCATAGCAATCCACGGGCTCGCTTCGGCGGGCCTTTTTCATGGAAGGAACCGACATGACCAACGTACTCTTGACCAAGGACTACAAGGGCAAGAAGGGCGGCACGCTGCTGACCGGGCTGCACGGTCGCGAAGCTGCGACGATCGAACGCCTGGGCCTGGGGCAGATCGTCAAGGAGCCGGCGGCCGAAGAGAAGCCGGCGCGCAAGGGTGACAAGGCGGTGCAGGAATGAACCGGCGCGGCTTTCTCACGGCGCTTGCGCTCGCTCCTGTGGCGGCTGCGGTCGCGCCGTCCTCCGCAAATCCTGCATTCGCCGTGGGTGGCTATATCAACCCGCAATATGGCGTGATTGGCGATATTGGCCCGGAAATCCCGGACTATAAGCTGCGTGCCTTTTGGGAACATTCGAAGGGCTGGAGTATGAGCGGCGCGCGTGCGGCCACGGCCAAGCGTTTCGGCATCAGAGTCTGACCATTGGCCACCCTTCGCCAGCAGCTTCTCGGACTGATCGACGGCCTATCGCCTGATGTCGAGAAAGCATTCCTCGACGCCATTGAAGGCATCCGGTCGCAGATTGTGTTGCGCGAGATCGTGGCTCGGCTGGAGGCGAGGGACATCGAAGGCGCGATCCGCGCGCTGCATGTGGATGAGGCGGCATTCCAGCCGCTCGCCGAGGCCATGCGCCAGGCGTTCAACCAGGGCGGCGCGCTCGTCGTCAAGAACATGCCGAGAATGACCGATCCTGAAGGCGGCCGCGTCGTCGTCCGGTGGGACATGAGCAACCAGCGCGCCGAGGCCATCATCCGCGAGCTTTCGTCGACCCGCATCACGGCGGTGACGGAAGACACGAAGCAGATGGCGCGTGAGAAGATCGAGGCCGGCTATGCCAAGGGGCAGGGGCCGAACACCATTGCCCTCGATCTAGCCGGCCGCGTGTCGCCCATAACCAAGCGCCGTGAGGGTGGCCTCATTGGGATGACCAGCGGACTAGCCCGCACGGTCGAAACCGCGCGCACGGCGCTCTCTACCGGCGATGTGGAGGGAATGCGCCACTATCTGACCCTGACCAAGCGCGACAAGCGTTTCGATACGCAGGTCAGGAAGGCGATCGAGGCTGGCAAGCCGCTATCCGCCGATGCCGTCGCCAAGATCACCGGCCGGCTGTCGGATGGCTATGTGAAGCTCCGCGCGAACACCATTTCCCGGACAGAAACGCTGATGTCAGTGGCGGCAGCGAAGCACGAGGCATACCATCAGGCGCTTGAACGCGCTGGCCGCGACACCTCGCTCGTCACCCGCAAATGGCGCGCTGTAGGAGACAGCAAGACAAGGCACACTCACATGGTCCTGAATGGCCAAGAGGTGCAGGGCATGGATCTGCCGTTCCAGTCGCCATCGGGTGCGCTGATGCGGTTTGCAGGAGACACAAGCTTAGGTGCTGGCCCCGGCGAGGTCGCTTCGTGCCGCTGCGATGTCTCCTATTCATTCGACTTCGCCGAGCAATATGCGCGGTCACGGGGGATGCGGTGATGGCAAATCTGTCTTTCGCGGCGCAAATATCGGATTGGACCAGCCAGGAAAAGGAACGCATCGAAGCCGTCTTTCAGACTGCATCTGAGGCTGTGTTCAACGAGATGACTGACCCGGGCGGCCGAGTTCCACGCGTTACCGGCAACCTCGCGCGTTCTGTTGTCGCATCGGTGAACGAAATGCCGCCAATCCGACCCGATAAAATCGACTATCCTGATACCGAGCAAGTCAGCATTGGCGTCATCCAAGGCGCAGAGCTCGGCCAGACCGTATGGATCGGCTTTCAGGCGGCATATTCCGCCAGGGTCAACTATGGCTTCGTCGGGCAGGACAGCCTTGGCCGCTTATATAATCAGGCGGGCAGGGCGTTCATCGAGGCTGCCCAGCAGCGGTGGCCGCAGATCGTGGCAGAAGCCGAGGCTAAGGTTCGCGGTCGTTTCGAGGCCGGTTCTCCGCCAGCATGATGATCATCGCGGCTTGGATCATGTCGAAGTTGCGTACCACCAGATCGATCACGGCCTGACCGCCTTCCGTCTTCCCGGACTTCCCGGCGAACATGGCGATGCATGCTTCCAAGAGCACATAGATTTCGCGGTCGGTCAGATCGGTTTCGGCCATCGCCGCAAGAGGTAACACATGGCTGACAGCACGGAAAAGAAGATTTTCCAGGCGCTCGCGACGGCGGCGCGCGCCGTGTCCCTGCCGACCGGCTGGACGCTGATCATCGCCGGCGAGGCTTTCACGCCAACTGCGACGAGCAAATTCATCTCGACCGAGGTCCATTTCAACCGACCGATCAACACCGACACCGTTTCTCAGCAGTTCCAGCCGATCCGGCAAGGCTTCATGCGACTGAACGTCATGCTGCCGAAAGGATTGGCGATCGTCGATGGCTACGACCTCGCCGGCAAGCTCTGCGATGCATTCGCCATCGGCCGCAAGCTCTACAAAGACAGCGCTCAGGTCCGGATTGATGAGCATTCTGAAATTGGGCCGCTCATTACCGGGGATACGCATCACACGTTGCCCGTGACCTGCCGCTGGCACTCGTATCCCAACGTCAACTGACGAACCACACCACCACCATCTGAAAGGGCTCCCTCACGGGGGCCTTTTCCGTTCCGGCCTGATTGGCCCGCCGTCTAGCGCCTTCGGCAAGCGCAATCAGCCATGAAAGGAAAACCAAATGCAGCTCTATCCAGTAAAGGGCGCTCGTTTCTATTTGGGCGCAGCCGTCTCCAGCATCCCGAATGAAGACGTTGACGCCACCGATTTCGCTTCCGTCTCGTGGACGCAGGTCAAGGGATGGTCCACGGCCGGCGACATCACCGACAACCAGGCCGAAATCACCGAAAGCGTGATCGATCTTGGCCGCGATCTATCCACCAAGGGAACGTTCAACGCACCCCGTCAGTCGCACCGCTTCATCCCGATCACCGATGATGCCGGTCAGCTCGCCATGCGCGCCGCCTCCCTGACGAACTACAACTACCCCATGAAGGTCGAATGGGACGATACGCCTCCGGTCAAGACCGCGACAGTCACGATCACCATTGCCACCCCAGGCGTCGTGTCGTGGGCATCGCATACCCTGACCGATGGCGACCCTGTATCGTTCTCGACTACTGGCGCGTTGCCGACCGGCATTACGGCCGCAACGACCTATTATGTCGTCAACTCCGCACCCGGCACTTTCCAGATCGCTGCGACCGTCGGTGGTGCTGCGATCGCCACTTCCGGCACGCAGTCCGGTGTCCACACGGCGACCACCGTTCCCACGCCGAGCAAGGAAATGTGGTTCGGCCTCGTCTTCCCCGGCACACGTAACGGCGGCCAGGCCAACACGGCCCGCATGCTGGCCTTCGACGTAAAGCCGAACACCAATATCGTTCAGGTCGACGCGGTGGGCGCATGACGATGGAAGAAAGCACGGTCAGCCTCGACGGCCTCGTCGCCCTCGTCGAAAACCAGGAGAAGGGTATCGAAATCGATATCCTCTCCGAGCAGGGCAAGCCACTCGGTCTCAAAATCGGAATCGTCGGCCCGGACAGCGACCGCATGCAGCGCGCCATGCGCGAGGTCGCCGCCGACTATGCCAAGGCGGCAGCGGAACGGGAAAGCCTCGGCGAAGCTGGCAAGGATGAGGGTGACGATCGCATGATCGCTATTCTCGCCAAGGCGACGACGCACTGGACGCCGAACCCGACCATCGCCGGCAAGGTGATCCCGTTCACGGAAGAGAACGTGAAGAACCTATATGGCCGGTTCCGGATCATCCGCGATCAGGTGGAGGCCAAGGCGGTCCGCCGGGCGTCTTTTACCAAAGGCTCGTAGCGCGCCTATGCGACGCTATGGGCGATCAGCACGCTGGCAAAAAAGTGGTCGTCCCGGAGGCGGGGCGACAGGTCTGGTATTGGTTCAAGGAACTCGATCGGCAGCGCACGGGGACCGGCTTCGGCTTCAACCCGATCAGCTTCGAGGCAATCAAGGCATGGTCGGACCTTCGAGCCATCACGCTTCGGCAATGGCAGATCGACGCCATCCTCGAGCTTGACCTCAAGCGTCGCATCCTCACTGCCGAGAAGGCCGAAGAAGCGCAATCCGGCGAAGTCGTCGTGACGGAACAACCTCTGACGAAATCGCTGTTCCGGTCGATCTTCGGCGGGAAGAAGAACAAGGGCTAGTCTGGAAGCCAGCCCCAATTCTTTCTGGTGTGGATAAGGTGAATCGTGGCCCGGTTAACGCCGAAAGCTGAACCTAGCTGGTCAAGCGTGAAGCGTCCGCGAAGATTTCTTATCTCTCTGACATCTGCCTCGGTTAGTTTTGCGATGGGGCTCTTTTCACCCTTCATCTTTGTGCCGTGCGATTCCATATCGGCAAGGTTTTCTTTGCGTGTTGCCCACCTTAGGTGCTTTGGAGTGACGCACGCTAGATGACCGTTGCCGCAGGAATGTGCAGCATCGTAATCCCTCCCAGGTGGATCGCCGTGAACGATAATGCACATTGCCCGCGATGCCGAAATCTGACGACCTCGGAAGGTCACGACGCCTTCCTTGCCTTTGTTCCGTGCGTATGGCCAAGTAAGGCAGTCATCCCCTTCGTAGCCAGAATGATCGTTTAACCATCGCAAAGGCTCACCTCGCGGCATACCGCCTCCAAGAGGGTCGCCGTGGCGTGTTTTTCTACTGGCGTGTGCACTGCAAAGCTTGCCGTACCTAGTCTGTTTTTCGCATCCATCGATACTGCATTTCTTGAATGCGCGTGATGCGTAACGGCGCTTTCCAAAGTCAGGGTCTTCGGCACGTCTCGACGCGAGATAGTGAGCGTTGCAAAGGCCACGTCCGAAATGTGGCTTGCCGCAATCTGAAACAGAACATATACGCTTTTGCTTAGCCATTGTTGACCTCCGAATAGGTTGGCTCTGGTTAGAAGCCGTCGAGAGGTGAGATGCTCGGCGGCTTCGCTATTATGCGGCAAATTCGGCGTTAAATCAAGGATTTCGCCATTGGAAGCCGTTCTCGGATTCAAAATCGACTCATCCCAGGCTTCCGGCGCGGCTGCGAACCTTGATGACCTTGCCGCATCGGCAAACCGCACAACAGCCGCCGTTGACAAGCTGGAGGCGGAAGCCGCAACGCTCGGCACGGCATTGGGCAAGACCGGACGCGGTGCGCGCGAAGCACAGGCCCCGGTCGAATCCCTCGGCCGGTCGCTTGGCCAACAGGACGACCATGTCCGAGCTTTCCGCATGGAGGTGGAGCGCCTGACGGCCAAGTATCAGCCGCTCGCTGCCGCGACGAAGAGCTACGAGGCTTCGGTCTCGGAAATCGAGCGCGCGCATCGCATGGGCATCCTTTCCGCCACGCAGATGCAGAGGGCGCTGGATGCCGAGCGCATGGCCTATGAGCGGCTGAAGAACTCGGCCACGACTGCCGGCGCTGCGATGAAGGCTGCCAATGCGAACGCCCCGACGGGCAACGCCAACCGCATGAACACGGCGAACATCGGTTTTCAGTTCCAGGACATCGCCGTAACGTCTGCCATGGGCATGTCGCCGCTCATGATCGGCTTGCAGCAGGGCACGCAGCTTGCATCTGTGCTTGGTACGATGACGAACCCTGTCAACGGCCTTGTCGCCGCGTTTACGTCACTCATCAATCCTGTCTCGCTCATCACCATCGGCCTTACCGCCGGCACCGCTGCGTTGATCCAATATTTTATGGCGGGGGACGACGAAAGCGAAAAGATGAATGCCGATCTGGAGCGTCAGATCGACATGATCACGACGGTTGCCGATCGATGGGGCGATGCCGCCCCTGCACTCAAGGCGTATGCCGACGAGTTGGACAGGACGCGGACGGCGCAAATCGACCAGCAGGCGGCTAACGATGCCGCCGCCTTGAAGATCAAGGAGCTAAAAACCAACTATGACGATCTGATTTCCGTCATGGGACGGATGGATAGCGACTATAGCCTGTCCAATGCAGTAAACTCTGCCGACACGAATAAACTTCTCGCATTCCGGGAAGGAATGATCGGTGTCAATGCTGCTATTTCCGAAGGCAAAGACCCGACCACAGACCTGAATGCAGCGATGACCGCGCTGTCTTCAATTATGCAAGATGACGCGAACCCTGTTATCCGCGATTTCTTCGAGCTTATGTCGAATGTCGCTGATAAAATGCGCGACGTTGCCGGGGAAGCGAAGAACATCCGTGACGCATTCCAGCAGTTTTCTCCACTTTCTGCGCCGTGGTCGGACAATGGACAGATCCTCTTTGAAGAGAATTTTATCCCGTTCGGTAACGCGCCGGTCCCGCGCCCGCGCCCGAACATCGAACTGAACGGCGACGGCAGCACGCCAGGTGCACCGATGGTTCTCAATTCGGACGGCCGTCTTGTGCCGGTTCCGACGCCCGGGGCCCGGCCGAACTATTTCGAGCAAGAGGCGATGCAGCCTGCGTTCAACAGCACGCGGACCGGCGCCAACTCGTGGGACCGGTCGATCCTCATGGAGGAGATGCGCCGGAACGAGATGGGCTCGATGTTCAAGGGCTTCATTACCGATTTCGGATCAGCCCTTCGCGAAAGTGGCGGGGATCTCGGCAAGGCGCTGATGCAGAGCCTGTCGAACGCCATGATGAATGCCGCAAGCCAGGCATGGGACAAGTTTGCCAGCCTCGCCTCGACAGCGCTCGTCAACCTGATCATGGGGCAGCCAAGCGCCGGCCTCTTGAACAAGGGCGTCGGCTTCACCGGGGCGAACACGACGCTTGGCAACTTGCTCGGAACCGGGACGGGGCTGACCGCGGCGAACCAGAATGTTGCCGGGATGGCTTCCGGCAATGGTGTGCAGGGGCAGGTCTGGAATTTCTTTGCCGGCAAGGGCCTCGCGCCGCACCAGATCGCCGGCATCATGGGCAATGTCTCGGCAGAAAGCGCATTCAACCCATCAGCGGTGGGTGACAACAGCAAGGCGTTTGGCCTCTTCCAGCATCGGGGAAACCGCGGCGGAAGCCCGTCCATGCTCGGGAATACCCAGGCTCAGCTTGATCTTGCTTGGCAGGAATTGCAGGGAAGTGAAAGCGGGGCGATGAAGCGCCTCATGTCGGCAACTGATGTTCGCGGCGCGACTTCTGCCTTTGCCGGGTTTGAGCGTCCCCAAGGCTGGTCGCTTGGCAACCCAGAGGCATCGCACAACTTCATCGGCCGTCTGAACGGCGCGGAAGAAGCGCTGGCCAAGTTCGGCGGGACGACGACAAGCGCAACGCAGGGGCTCGGCCAACTCGGAACGGGCCTTGGCCAGATGGGTAGCGCGCTTTCATCGATGCAGCTGTCGCCATTGAGCGGTAGCGCCGTAGGCCAAAATGGAGGGCTCTGGGGTGGCATCGGAAAGCTGCTCGGAGGGATATCTCCGACAAGCCCACTTTGGGCACCAAACACCACGTTCGGGTCTTTTATCGGGGCATATGCAAATGGCACGGACAGCGCCCCCGGCGGCCTGTCCGTCGTTGGCGAGCGCGGTCCCGAGCTGGTCAACCTGCCGGAAGGCGCCCGCGTGTTCAGCAATCACAAGAGCATGGACATGATGCGCGGGACCAGTGACAGGCAGGATTACTCCAAGCGGCCAATGCTCAATATCCACGTCTACGGCGCAAACACGGATGCGGGCATCCGCGAGCTTGTCCGGCAGGGCGCTCAGGAGGCCATCTATAACGACCGCATCGGAAACGAGCGCGGCGGATTCGGGGCGATGCAGCAGAACTATGCCAAGCGGAAGGGCTGATCGATGGCCGTATACATCAACCAGCCTATGTTCCCGGTCGACTTCCTTAGGCCGACGCGGGCAAGCTTCGACAATCCAGGGTCTGGCGTCGACGGAGGGGTCAACGGGATCGGCGAAGGCATCAGCATCGAAACGTCAGGCGGCGGCCATGTGACCGCCACCTATGAAGGCTTGATGCTAGAGGGGCCTGACGAGCGACACGAGGTCATGAACTGGCTTGGTGCATACCTGAACGGCGGGTTCCGCTTCATCAACGTTCCGATCGTCAACGACAAGATCGGGCCTTTCCCGGTGATCGATGGCATCCGCCGGCCGATCATCAAGGGAATTCCGCATTCGGACGGTTCTTTCTTCTCGGACGGCTCCGGCTATTCGCAGGCGACGGTCTGGGCAAAGCTCACGGCCGATGCGGCCCTCGGCGCTGGACAGCTCGATATGCGCATCTACGGCGCGGCGCGTGACCTGCGCTGGTCGGACTGGCTTTCAATCAACCACACGACCAAGGGCTGGCGCGCGTTCAGGTACTGGGACAGCGACAAGCTGGACGAGGGAACTGAGGTCGTCTCCGGCGTTACCATGTCCTTCAAGGATTACCGCCTTGCCATCGTCCCACCGCTTCGCGAGGCGGCCGCCGCCGGCACGCGGATCGAAGTAGCCCGCCCGACCTGCGTCATGAAGCTGCCGAGCAAAGCAACCGTGCCTTGGGACTATTCCGGGTTCTACTCGTCCAGGCCGACGATCTCCTTCGTCGAGGCTTTCTAGGGCTTTGGTGGCGGTGGAAAATGCCCGCTTCCCTTCATCGGATTGCCGGTAATCGGAGATGTGGCAGCACCGTTTTTCACCTGTACGCGCCTCCATCCTTGAAGCGTCATGCACTGCTGCATGAACTGGTCAACGCGAATGGCGTTGCCAATTGCATTGCCGATCTGAGCCCCGGCTACGTAGCTCGGAGAGCCCATAGCGAACATGCCCTGTTGCGCTGATGTCGACATCATCTGGCATTGGGCTTCCGCCATTTCGAGTTGACGCGGCTGCGGGACGATCGGGACGTAGGTGTAATTGGTAGCGCAACCGGACAGGCCCGCAGATAGCAGCAGTACGAGACGAGTTTTCATAGCTTCCCCCAAGCGGATTGGGGAAGACAACCAGAACAATGAATGGTTGTCCAGCCAGCTTTTACTTGCCTCTCTGTATTTCAGGATAGCCAATGACCTATTCCGTCATCTACGTCCCAGAGGCGGTCACATCGGCAATGCGCGGGAGCCACCAACTCGGCGTGTTCCTTCGCATCGACACCGACCCGTCGCTGCATATGTGGTTCGGCGTCAACGATGTGCCGATCGGATTCGACGGCATCGACCCGGACGGAACGGTCTATCTCGGCGGCGGTCGGCTGATCGGCATCCCGTCGCTAGAGGTGCTGGTCAACGGTACTTCGGACGCGGTCAAATTTTCGGTTTCCGGGATCGATCCGACGACCGGCGCCAAGATGCTCGATAGCATCCCCGATGTGCGCGGCAAGGCAGTGCATCTCGGCATCACGACGCTGGATCAGTATTTTCAGCCAATGACGAACATCATCCCGCTGTGGAACGGGACGGCATCGCATCCGGAAGAGGGCAGATCCCCGATCCAGACCGGCCAAACGGCAACGCTCTCGCTCAGCCTTGCCGTCGTCGGCGGCGAAAACATGCGCTCGCGTCCGTCGCGCGCGCTCTGGTCCGACGCCATGCAGAAGGCGATCCATCCGACCGACGACTTCTGCAAGGGAACGGCGCTTCTTTCCCGCGGCACTCAGCCCGCCTGGCCGAACTTCAACTGAGGCTTTGATGGACATTCATGGGTTCTTGGCCCTGCCGCGTCGGTTTCGATGGGGCGGGATGGGCGGCGACGACTGCATGACCTTCGCGGCCTCGTGGGCTCGCTATGCCATCGGCATCGATCCGGCCGAAGATCTGCGCGGCACCTATCGCACGCGGGACGAGGCGCATTCGATCATTGCGGCCCATGGTGGCGCGCTGCGCTTCATGGACAGTCATCTTGTCGGGATCGGCTGCAAGCGCGTCCAGAACCCGGAAACCGGCGATATCGGCCTCGTCCGCATGATGACCTCGGATGAAGACGGCCAGGCTGTCGAGTCGGAAGTCGGCGCGGTGCGGTTCGGCCCGGTTTGGGCTTCGATCGCGCCCGGCGGTGTGATCGCCCGCAAAGCCGAAATGGTCGCATGCTGGAGGCTGCCCGTATGATCCGCGGACCGCACTTCGAGCGCACTGACAGCGAAGAGACATTTCGCCGCGTCAAGGAGATCGATTTCTGGTCGAGCACGGCGATGAAGACGCCGCCGCGTCACGATCCGATCCTGACGCCGATCTTCACGTCGTTCTTTCTCAATCTCGGATTCAGCGCGACCGCAGCGGCCCTTGCCGGCGCGGCAACGACGGCGATCGTCACCACCGCCGTTTCGATCGGCATCCAGGCGCTGCTTGCACCGAAGCCACCCAAGCCGGAAGACGGAAAGGTTCCCAAGGTTCAGTCCATCCCGCATCGCTGGTGGGGCGTGGGACGCAACCGCACCGCCGGCGCCTACATGCTGTGGGAGGCCAAGGGCAAGAAGCTCTGCGCCGTCCAGGCGATCCGTGGGCATCGGATCAAGTCGTTCAATCGGTACTGGCTGCACGACGATGAAGTGACGCTTGACGTCAACGGCTACGTCCAGCGCGCGGGCAAGCGGTACGGCTCCAACAAGGTGCAGGTCAAGACGCGCCTTGGGCTTGTGCCGGAGACGCCATATTCCGAGATCGTCGCCATCCTCGGAAGCGATGGGACATGGACATCTAACCACCGCGGCGACGGCCAATCCTCTGTCGGTATGACCGCGTCTAGCTTCTCGTCGGACGAGCAAGCAAAGCGGTTTCCGTTCGGCGCTCCGGTGCTATCGGTCGAGACGGACGATGCGCTGGTATGGGACCCGCGCGACCCGGCGCAAGACCCGGAAGACCCAGACACATGGGAGTGGTCGCGCAACGCCGCGCTGATCATGCTGTGGCACCAGTGCTTCAACGAGTTCGGCCATCGCCGCGACTACACCCGGGCGATCCTTCCCGTTCTCGATATGTGGATCGAGGAAGCCGACATCTGCGACGAGCTGGTCCCGCTGAACGGCGGCGGCACGGAACGCCGCTACGAGTGCAACGGCTTCGACACGACCGAGAATGATCCGAAGGCTGCGACCAATGCCATTCTCGCATCGTGCGATGGCTGGCTTTGCGAGCGCGGCGACGGCGCGCTGCTCTTCACCGTTGGCAAGTTCCGAGAAAGCCGCGTGGCGACGCTCTCGGACGTCGATATCGTCGGCCATCAGGTCCAGTATGGTGTTCTCTTCGAAGACGAGATCAACCGCCTGATCCCGAAGTTCACCTATCCGGCGATCGGCTATGCCACGTCGGACACCGACTTCTTCGAGGACACGGCGGCGCAACTTCAGTCCGGTCGCGTGCTGGCGCAAGACGCGAATTATCAGTGGGTCCAACAGTGGCGCCAAGCACGCCGGCTCGGCAAGCGTGACTGGCTTCGCATCCAAGAGAATGTCTCCGGCTCGATCGACGTTCGCCTATCGGGGATAAATGCCGTCTACGCCCGATGGATTCGGCTCGACACGCCCAAGATGATGCCTCGCCTAAACGGCAAGCTCATCGAAAACCGAAAATCGGTTCTGTCGCTCCTCCAGGGCGGCTTTTCGATGACGATCACGAAGCATCCAGACGACATCGAAGCATGGGCCCCGTCGACGGATGAGGGCTTGCAGCCGCCGGTCCCGCCGAAGCCGAATGCGGAGGACATCATCACGCCTGTCATCAATCTGGTGCAGGCCGTAGCCAGCGGCGGCGCGGTCTACATTCGCGTGAAGATCGAAGATCCTGACGACGATACGCTCGACCCCATCGTCTACTATCGCGTGTCCGATACTGGCGGTGGCGTGCCGGGACCTTGGGTGCAACAGAGGTTCACCAATCCAACGCCGGCCGGCGGTTACATCATCCTCACGACGCAGACCGTTCCGGCGGATACGAACATCGATGTTGAGGTAGCATTCCGCGCATCGGATGGCGATATCGGCAACCGCACACCAACTGAAACAGTCTTCACGGCCGTCGACCCGGTTGCACCAACCGCACTGACATCGTTCACGCAGACCGCATCTGCCCCGCATCTTGGTCATGCAGTGTTCAGTATCGTAACGCCGAACGACGCCCACATCCGGACCGTCAGGATCTACCGTAAGGCGTCTGGTGTTACACTCAATGTGGCGGCCGATACGCCGATCGTAACCATCGCAGCCGGGCCAAATGGCTCATATCCCTACACAGATGGCGATACCACCCGGACAAATCTCCTGGCAAACCCGAACTTCGACAGCGCCGCCACATGGGCGCTGGTGAACGGGCCGACAATTTCGGGAGGCTTGCTTAATAAGACGGCAGGCGGAGCCGATGCGGAGGCATCCCAAAGTCTGACATTGACCACCGGGGCTGTCTACCGTGTGGGCTACACCATCGTCACGTGTACTGCTGGCAGCATGATTCCCACGCTGTCCGGCTCGCCCCCTGTTAACGGGGTAACGCGTTCCGCGGCAGGTACGTACCGCGAAAAGATGACAGCTCTAGCCAGCACAACCGGGTTCGCTTTCTACATGTACGCCGGTTTCGCCGGAACGCTAGATACCGCCGTCCTTTTTGCTGAGACGCTATCCTGCGCGCCGCAGGGCGTCTGGGATTATTACGGAGTGCCTTTCAACGGCTCGGATGTTGCCGGGCCACCATCGGGACCGGTTGCAGTCTCGATCATCTAGCAAACCACAACACTCACACTCTTCGCCCTGGCCAAAAGCCGGGTCTTTTCTGTAAGGAGAATTAGGCATGGGTCTTATTCGAGACGCATTCGACATTGCTTACCCAAATGGCCCCGCTAGCGCACCTGCTCAGCCTTCAAAAGAGGCAATCCGCAACGTGGGCGGAGTTATTGAAGATGAGGTGACTGCCGCTGTCGCTGGGTCAGTCAGGGCTGAAAGCTGGGCTGTCCTTGCGACGATCACCGGTACTCGCGCGGGGCAGCCTGCTGAAGTCCCGGAGGATGTCGGAAGCCATACGGACCCGGTCGTAGGTGGCACGGTGCCCAATTCCGGCATCTTCCGATGGAGCGCATCGCCAGCAGGTTGGCGTCGTGCCGGGAACTATGTCGATGTTGCCGCGCAGGTCGCTGCCATCGCAGTAGCCACCGCTCTGGCCAGCGAGGTCGCGATTGCCGAAGTCGAGACCCTTGTTCAAAACGAGATTGCTTCGTCCCGATCTACGCCGAAGCACGCTTACCGTTCGACAGATGGCATGGCGATTGAAAGCGCGTCCGGGGTGCTCTGGATCATCCCTATCCTCGGGCAGTCCCTTGGCGTCAGAGGAACCTCGGGAGCGGCTTTTTCTACCACTCCTGTTTATCCTGGACGCGCCTTGATGCCGTCGACCGGACTTCGGGTTGGCGGCGGGGCGGAAAGCACCGCGGCAAAGAAGGTATGGCCGGCGAACTTTGCGAACCTCGTAGAGGGGGCCGTCACGGCCTCTGACGGCATCACGAACGAGAGCCTGGCTTCGTCCTTCGTCAATCATTTGATCAGGGGGATGGACGCTATTAGCGGCGGTGACCGACCTATTGTCTCGACTGCAATTTTTGCCGTTGGGGGTGCGGATTACCGGTACATTAAGCTCGGCTCTCCTGCATGGGACCGCATGCATAAATGGATGATTTCTTGCAAGCGTTATGCAGATGAGAGGGGCTTGCGCATCGAAATGCCTTACGCCCTGTGGGTTAAAGGCGAGAATGAAGTCTTCTTCTATGATCGCATGAACCACACCGACCTTCTGCGGCAGGTGCGGCGTGACCTGTGTTTCTCGGCCCGCTCCCTCCTCGGACAAGTCCGCGATGTTGACCTTTTTTACAATCAGACGAACCGTGTGGTCGATGGGCAGTCAACCATCGGCCAGCGGGTTCAGATCAGTCAGGTCGAGGCGCAAGAGTATGACGGCCTTTATTGCGTTGGGCCGATCTATGACTGCGAGATGGGTGACGAGGTACATAAAAGCAGCCTTGGCACCTATCAGCACGGCATGAAGTTCTCGCGGGCCATACTCAGCACCATGAATGACAGGCCTTGGCGGGCTATGCATGTCACTGACTGGTATCGAGCGAGCGCCACACTGATCCGTCTGAATATTCACGTGCCTGTCGAGCCCATGGTCATCGACGTCTCTGAAGCTATTATCAAGCTGACAGGAATGCGGTCGAACAAGGGTTTCGTCCTGTTCAGGATGAATGGCACCGAAGTTCCGGTGACCAACATTTCGATCGGCTCCGCCTCCACAACCACAGGTGACGTCCCCTGCATTTTCCTTGAGCACGCGGCTGGCATAACCGAACCTCTTCGCTGGTCCTATGCAGAGCGGCGCGATTCCGGCGACGACGGCTCCCCAGACGGACCTGTCAGCGGAGCCCGCGGCTGCATTCGCGATAGCGCTGCCGAGGCACCAATTACCGGCTCGTTCACATCCTATAACTGGCTTTGCCAGCAGTCCGGCATAGTCCAGTCCTTCTGAGGTAATCAGCATGTTCATCAAAGCACTTTCGCGCCGGCACTACACGTCGATCCCAGGCGCCACCTTGGATCTGAATTTCAAACGCAGGAGAGCCAAGATTACGGGTGCTGGCGACGGGTTGGCTGTGGCCTCGGTCGTTTCCGCCAACCGAAATAGCGCTGGCAGCGTCTACAACGAGCAGGGGCTCTACGAGGAGGCACCCGCCAATGCCCTCCGCTTCGATCATGTCCCTAGAAACGGCGCCCCCCGAGGACTGCGCGTCGAGCCCGCAGCGAGCTACTACGGGAAATGGAGCAGCGCGCCTGACAATGCCGTTTACACAGTATCAAACGCCTCTCTGACGCCAAACAATGCCCCCGGCATTGACGGTTCGCTGACTTGGGGTCGGTTTACCGAAACGTCGACATCAGCGGTGGGGCGCATCGGGCAGACTATTACGATCCCAAGCGCAAGCTCGGCGTGGATAGGATTCTGGCACGTTCGCAGAGTGGGTGATTCCCGCAGGTTCGTAACGCTTGATCTTTCGATGACGGGTGGCACCGCGGTTACCGGATCCGCAACCTTCGACATAATCATCGGCATTGTTGTCGGGTATACCGGCCCAGTTTCGGCCTATATCGAGTCCGCTGGCATGGATTCATGGAAGATCAGCATTTCAGCCTTCAACGGCGGAGCTAACACGAGCTTGCGCGTTTCAGTGGGCCGAACGCTGGTGGCAGAGCCTCCATATCAGTTCGATGTTGGCGATGCGGGATATGCAAATGTTCTCGCGCCGCCTTCTTCCATTCGCACCCAGGCGACAACGATTGTACGAGCTGCTGACATTGCGTCGATATCAATGGCTGCCAACCAATGGTTCCTAAGGGAAGTCGGCACCATGGTTGTCGATGCTGAGATGGCGGGTGACACGGGTCAGGCACACACGCTCTTCGCAGTCCGCAACGCGGCTGCCGATCAGATGTTCTGGGCGTATCGAAATCCATCCCAGGGAGCGATTATCGTTGTCATGCAGAACGCCAGCGGGTCAACTCAGATTCCGATGTACGGGATGGGAACGCTGCCGCGGCGGATAAGCTTGGCTATCTCATACGCTGGTGCCGTGCTCCGTGTCGCAATGAATGGTGGGGACGTCGATTACACCGATCTTGGCAACGGTGTCAGTGAAGTCGCAAACCCGTTTCTGATGTCCGTCGCTCCATCGAGCCTGGATATCGGCCACTTCAATGGCGGTGCGGTCGGCGACTTGAGGATTTCACAGCTGACATATGCACCCATTCTTATGACTGGCGCAGAACTCTCCGAGATCGTCAGAAATTGAATCGAGCACAATCGGATCTGTTACCAGTTAAGCACCAGAGCCAACCTAGGCCTCCCTTGGCCGGGCTGACCTCTGGTGCAGTTGTCAGTCGTAAGATACTAGGAGAGAGCTAACCTCCATGCCAAAAACAGGCTTGTCGTCAGCGTACGTCGCGAAGACGATTACGCAGTGGTGGATGCCGGATGATCTTCACCCGCATTCAGACACGGCCGCCAGCCGTGAATGGCTTACAACGTTGGAGTCTGTTTGCTCTCGCGAAACGGCTGCCTCGGCCCTCAACAAGTTCTTGCAGCTTGCGCAGCAGAATGTTGATCGTCGGCTTGAAGCCTCGATTTTTCCTGATCCGGATTGGCAGGAAGACATTTATATGAAAACAGAATGCATGGGCAGGCCTGATTAAATCACGACGAAGGCCAAATAGCTCCGATGGTTGCAATATTGTAAGGCTCGCTTTTTGCGGGCCTTTTTCTATCCCCACATCAAAGGAAAACCCAATGAGCGAGGCCATCTCGACTCAATGGCTTGTCCGTGTCTGATCGAAGGAAATCACCATAAACCGTGCAGCCTTTTTCAAGGCCGTGCGCTCGCCTCTGTTCCACCCGCCACAGGACGCGCTCATGCATCGCTTCTTCGCCGGCTTGTCGCGCCTCTTGTCCCGGCTGACGGGCGGAGCGCCGAACACCACGCTTTGCCACCGCGCGGCGATGCGCTGGGGATGGGGCTGCATTTTCTGTCGCGTCATCGCCTCTGTGCGGCGGGATCGCGATCACTGTCTCGATGAGCTTTCGGCCTCCGAAATCGTCGTGCTCAAGCGGCGCCGGAAATAACCACCACCAAAAGGATAGAACATTATGGCTCGGGAAACGCTTCCCGTCGCGCTCAAGCTCATGTTCGGGCATGAGGGCGGCTATGTGAATGTCACTTCGGATCGCGGCGGTCCGACGAAATACGGCATCACGCACAAGACACTGGCCGCGCATCGTGGCAAGGGCTTGGTTACCGCCGCCCAGGTCAAGGCGATGTCGATCGAGGAGGCAACCGACATCTATCAGCGCTCATACTGGGGGCAGAGCGGCGGAGACGTGCTGCCTCCAGGGCTCGATTATGCGGCCTTCGACTTCGGCGTCAATTCCGGGCCGGGGCGGGCGGTGAAGGTCCTGCAGAATGTGGTCGGCGTTCGTGTCGATGGGCATATGGGCGAGGTCACGCTGAAGGCCGTGCGTTCCTACCCCGGCGGCGTGGCGACCCTGATCAGGGCCTATTGCGATGCGCGCATGCGCTATCTGCGCGGCCTGACCAACGCCAAGACGGGCTTTCCTAAGAACGGCCGTGGCTGGACCATCCGCGTGACCGGCAAGGATCCCAAGGGCGAATGGAAAGACCAGCTAGGCGTCGTCGGAAACGCACTTAAGCTTGCCGCGGACGCCAGCGGGCGCACGGTGGAACCGGTGGATGCCCCGCCGGAAGCGCAGGCCAAGGCCGACAGTCGCGATACCGGCCTTTCCGAGATCATCAAGAAGCCGGAAGCCTGGGGGCCGCTCACCAGCGTGCTGACCGGGTTTGGTTCGCTGGCGGCTGGCGGCGGGCCAGTGCAATGGGCGCTGGCACTTGCCATGATCGCCGGCGTCGGCGTCGGCGTCTGGTTCTTTGTTCGCCGGATCAGGGAGCAGGGATGATGGCCGATTTCATTCTTCCCGCCATGCTGATCATCGGCGGCCTGTCCTGGCTGTTCATCATGCTGGTCGCCGAGAGCATGCGGCCCGTGCCGCGCGGCGAATGGCCGGGCATCGTCGGGCCTGCCGCCGTGCTTATCGGCGCCGGCTGGCTCGCTCACTCGATCTGGGGGGTATTCTAATGTTTGCAGCCATCATGCGCAGGGTCTGGCCCTATCTCGCGGCGATCGGCGCCGTGTTCGGCGCGCTGGCGACGGCCTACCTCAAGGGCCGGGGCGAGGGCGCGGCCAAGGAAAAGGCCAAGACCGCTCAACGGACAATCGCGGCCAAGGACGAACAGCTCGAGATGCACAGGGAAGCCACCAAGGCTGAACGCGATGCGGCCGCTCTATCCGAGGCCAAGGCACGCGAGGAGGCACTACGTTGGGCAAAACGCTAATCCTTTTCCTCGCCATCTTGGCCGGCTGCACGACGGTACAGGCCCCTGTCGAGAACCCGCGCCAAGTCTGGTGCGATACGAATGCGCCTTTGCGCTATTCTCCCAGCGTAATCGCAGCGATGACAAGAGAAGAACTAGATGAGTACAACTCCTATCACTCGAAAGGAGAGAAGTGGTGCAAATGGGTTGCATGAACAAAACGACCGCATGAGCATTTCAGAAAGGGGTAGGGGCTTGACCGATAGGATTGACCCAATGGAAGCCGCAGCAGACATTAGATCCCGCGTCGTGGCGTTGGAGCACAAGTTCGCCGCATCGGAGCAACGATTGATCACAGTCGAAAATTGGCAGCGTGCGGCTGACATTGCCGATGCCCGAAGGTCGGAGCAGTTCAAAGGCATGGATGACCGCTTCACGCGCATCGAGGGCGATCTTGAGAAGATCTCCGGCACACTCGGGCGAATCATGTGGATTTTGGTGACAGGTATTCTGACAGGCTTCATCGCCTTCATCATTCGCGGCGGACTTTCCATGCCTTGACGCCCCCCCATTCCCCATGCTTTCACTTCTCCCAACCAAGGGAGAGACACATGACCACCATTACCGACGTTGAGAAACTGCGTCCTGAACTCAAGGCAGTATCTGACGCAGAGCTAGAGCGGCGCATGGCTGAACTTCTCATGGAAATGCAACGCCGTGAGCAAGAGGCGCGCAAGGCCCAGGTAGAGCATATCGTGACCAAGGCTAACGAGCATATGCAGAACATCATTGCGGCGGTCAATTTCCTGAACGAACACCACCTGCTCAACGACGACGTGAAGCAGGTTTACACCAGCGCAAGCGGCGTGTTTGCGCCACACCTAAAGCACAAAAGCATCGACGCCGACCGGGTTCTGTCCAGAATGGGCGAGACACCTAAGAAGGCGCGGCGGAAGAAGGCGGAGAAGTGACAGGCCCGGTTGCCTTATCGGCGTAGTCGTATGCTGCCTTCGGAACGTATCGCCAAAGTTCGGTGTAATCGTCATCGCCAACACCGGCACCTTCACACGCAAAGTCTACCCCGCGCCGATATGCAGCCTGCAACTCTTTGACGCGCGCCTGACTGTTCCGCTCGCGCTCGGCCATAAGGGCGCGGGCAATCAATGGCATAAGGCCGGCGCTGGTTCCGCCTGTCTTCCATTGTGTGACAACCTCATTCGCCGCCTTCATCACGTCTTCCGGGTATTCGCTCATTCTCCGCTCTCCTGTATGGCTTTGTCGATCATGGCACGATACCCGTTGCACATTCTGTTCCCGGCTGACGCGAACCCGTTAACTCGGAAGACCCCAGCCGAAATCATGTCTTCGCTTGGCTCTCGCATAGCCTCCAAGGCAGCGATGGCAAAGTTGCGGTAGTCATACCATAGAGGTACATCGGGGCCGTCAGGAAGGCCGGTAGTCGGTTGGTCTGGATCATTCCCATCATGTGCAGCACGGATAGCGCGCGCCACCTTCTCAATCATTCGCATTATCTGCCTCCTTCGCGACAAATGAAATCATCGATATCAACCTGAGGCGATTTGCGCCGCCTCGTAGCCGCTGCATTCTTCGCGTGGTGCGGCGCGTCCCATCGCAAATGACAACGCTGGCACAGGGCGCGGCAACGCTCAGGATCGGCGTGGCTTTCGTCATGATCCATGTGAGCGATGGTCAATACAACCTTGCTCCCCGTCTCCGGGTGGGGCTGCCCATTCGCGGCTCTGCATTCTGGATGTTGCGGGGTTCCTTCGCAACGGTTCCCGGCGCGTTCGATCAGTGACGCCCGAAACGCCTTCCACTCTTTCGAGTGCGTGCCGCCGCCAGGGTATAGCTTCATACGGTCTTTCCGAATTGGCATTAACTTGTCCCTACCGTGAACATGGCGCGAACGCCTTTGTGTCATTTCGTGTGTCACCGCGTCAGTTTGTTCTCGTACCGTTCCGGTCAATCGCGCACAAACTTACGAGAACCTGCAAACCGCAACGCCTTGGCTATTGCGCTTTTCCCAGTATTTCCTTATACGCAGCGGCGGGACACCTCTCCCCAACGAGGGTCCGAATAGTCCACACTACTTTACCACCTTTATCCTTGATATTGCATTAGTTTTTTCACTGTGCCTGATCTTTGTGCCAGCCGGTTGTGTCAAAAGGTCTGGAATTGTCGGGTCATTCATCGCGTGACCGTAGGTGCGGAACACCAACTGAGCATCAGCCCATCCGCCCAGCTTCGCCACTGTGACCGGGTCAACCCCGCGATGCAAAAGCGTGGTCGCAAACCCATGACGGCAGGAATGGAAAGAAAGCGGTTCGATCCCGGCTTTCGCAATCCACTTGCGCCACTGGATATTTGCCGTATGCCGCGAAGAGTATTTGAAAACTCGGCCTTGCGGCAACCTCTCCCCTTCGATCTTCTCAATGGCCTTGACCAGTTCAGGCGGCAAATGTGCTACCCGCTCTTTGCCGACCTTCGTCTGCCGAATGATCGCCTTTGCTCCGGCTAGGTCAACGTCTGCCCATCGCAGATCAATGGCCTCTGACACCCGCGCGCCGGTCATGAACATGAATGCGCACAAGGCCCCCAGGTTGGGCGGCCCCGCTGCGTTCATGAAGGATTGCACCCATTCCCACGTTGCCGGCGTCTTGATCGTCGTTTCCACCTTGAACCGCTTCACCTTCAGGAAGGCGCAAAGTTCCAGCTCTGCGGCGTGATTGATGATGGCCTGCGTCGGGACGATGACATGCCGATTCCTGGTGCTGCCCGTCGCCTTTGGGAATATCTCCAGCGCCGCAGCCCGCACCTTGCCGCTCGTGATCTTCTTGACTGAGGTTTCTCCCCAATGCGTTATCATCTCCGCCACGAACCGTTGCGGCTTCCCCGCCTTGATGTAGAGCATGGCGGCTCGGGCGAATGTCAATTCCTTGTCGATTTCATTCCCGGCCTTGATCGCCTGCGACTTTTGCAGCAGGCTCGGCATACTTTCCGCTAGGTGGCGCTCCGCAGCGGCCTTGTCTCGTTTAGCATAGCCAGTGCTTTCGCGGTGTCTGACCCCTTCGAGGGTGCCCGTGATTTGCCAGTAGCCGCCACGGAGGGAGAGCTTGAGCGCCATCTGTTTGCCTCGAGGATTTCGTTGACGTGGATCTCGGTCAAGGTCATCTTATTTCCGATGACCGTGCAAGCTCCAATTTCCCGCGCGATTTGTCGCAATTTTCGCGGCGACCACCCGAAATGAGCGGCCACCTGTTCCGGGGTGAAAACTGAGGGGAGTGCTGTCATTCTTCCTTCTCCATGGCTGCGCGTATAGCGGCGGCTCCCATTTGCAGGATGATGAAAGCGCTTGCCTCCCTCTCTCCTTCGTCCCTCTCGTCTTGTGTTGTCTGCTGGTCGCGCTCAAGGAGGAAATCAGCAGCGCGCTTTGTCAGCGCATCGTCGTTCAGAGCGTCCGTCATCGCCTCCATCCCCTCTCGCCTTCCGGTGGCGCGAGCTTCGGAAAGGGAAAGGCGGAGGCGGCGAACGGCGCACTCAAGACAGATGGTTGACCGCTTGTCTCCCATCTTCATCTCGCCGCACTGACCGCACTTGAACTGATACATTCCAGGCGCGTAGCCGTAGAGCGGCCAGACGTTCTCTTGGCCTTCCGCTGCCGGCTGTCCTTCGTATCGATCGCGCAGCCGCTTTATCTCGTCGGCTGCATTGTGCAGAAGACGATGCGGCCAAGGGATTGTTGCCGATGGGTGGCCATCGCACGCTTCGTTGAGTTGTTCCACGATGTCCGGCATCACTTCCCCTCCATATAAGCGCGGGCGGCGCGGAGGTGGCGGATCTTGAAATATGCAGGCGTTGCCCACAATATGTCATCACCGTCTCCGCTGTCCGGGTCATAGCACGCGGCCTCCTCCGCAAACGGCTCGATCACCCTCTCAGCATCAGCCAGGCGCTTCTCAATCTCGGCAATGCGGGCGTTTGTGGCCCTGACCTCACGTCGAAGGCGGCAGACTTCCGGCAGGTGCGAGTGGGTGTCATCGATCTTTATGCCGGCCAACAAAGAGGCCGCCGAGGCGCATGGTCCGCACCGGACACGGTCAGAGATTTCGAAGCAATCGTCTGGGTGTGGACACACGTCTTTGATGTCAGACTTCCTGAGCATCCGAGATGTGTCAGTCATGGTGAAGGCTACCCTCTCCTCCAGACCCTCGACATACTTCCGCACGTCATCCCATGCGGCGGGGTATGGGGAGGCGGAGAGCATGGCGGAGAAGACGGCTTCTGGGCTCTGGTCATGATTGAAATTTCCAGCCACCTGCATTTCCATCGTCGCCTCTCTCGGCGCGACGACTAGGTCCAGGTCAAGGATCGTGGGGCGGGTCATGGTGTCGGCTCCTTGGTGATGGCGGCTGGTTTGATCTCGAACACACCAAAACCGCGCGCCTGCATGGCCTTGAGTAGTGTCAACCCAACGTCGATTTCGTCACCTGCTGGCATGGTTGTTGATGCAAATACGGCGCAGCCAAGTCTGTAGGCAGGGCCATTGTGTGGCTGGTGCTCATACGTGTAGGCGCGATGCGGTCCCGGCGGGTCGAACGCGGCTCCTAGGCCGCCAAGCGTTCTCGTCAATGTCAATTCTAGCTTCGCGCACCGCTCCCGTTCCTCGCTCCTTCCGCGCTCCAGTGCGGCGGCGAGAGCGGAGGCATCATAAAGGGGCTCCGGAAGCTGAGCGACTGTTGCCGCAGCAGTGTAGATGTCAGGCCGATCGCCGGCCATGTGAACGCAGCCGGTGCTGTCCGTCCACATCCATGCGACTGGCTCGATGTGTTGGGTCATGTGCGCTCCAGTGCTGACGTGGAAAATGCTTTAGCAAAAATACGCTCTACGCCTGGGTCATCAGACAGCACTGTGTTGTACCGCAGATATTCGTCAAGCTCGTGCAGTGCCGCCCTAAGCCTCTCGTTCTCGGAGGCTATGTCTGGGGCGGGCGTGAGGGCGGAGAGAATGCGGCCCTCGTAGTCGGCTTGCGCTGCGGCCTTGGCGGACTCCGCAGTCGGGAAGTATCCTCCGACTTCTGTAAGCCAGACGCCGTTCCCGTTGCCGTGCCGTATGATGTATCCCCAAAGACCATCAAGCGAATGATATTCACCGGCGCTGTCAGGTCCCTTCCATCGCAGCGCCTTCACCGCCGGCCCAGGCATGGCCGCGAACGCGGAGAGCCGAGCGGCAAGCGCTGCCATGAACTGAGAGTACTCAGGGTCAAGATTTTCGCGCGCTTGCATGCGGCACTGTCCGGCGAAGTCTGCAAGCGTCCACTCTTCAAAGCGGCCTTCATCGATCTCTCGCTCGGCAGGTATGGACGCAAACGCTGCGGTGAGGATGCGCTCCATTCCATCCGCAGGCATGATGTATCTGGCCTTACTGCCAAGCACCTCTTCAAGCGTGCATTCTGCTGCCGACAACATTTCCTTCGTGATCATTCCGCGATCTCCTGGTAAATCGGCCGGCGCGGGAGTTCCGCCTTCTTCGGCCTTGGTGTCCTGTCTGATTTCGGGAAGCCTCGGCTGGCGATCTTGGGCTTATCGGTCCGAATGCCAATGTGCCGCTGCTTGTTGCGCTTCGCCTTCGCGATGGCCGCCACGTCGAGCTTGTCCTTGTCGCGCCGGCATGTCTCGTGAGCTGGGCCGCAGTTCCTGTCTTCGTCGGCGCCACCAAGGCCAAGGCACGTGAGGTGTTCCACGATCCACGGCTCACGCACGCCATCGATGCGGTTGTTGCACAGGACGCAGACGCCCTTGTGCTCCTCGAATATCCGAAGCCGCCTTGCCGGCGTCATTGCCTTACGCTTGGTGGTGCCTACGTCGGTCATCGTCAGCCCCCCATCTTGAACCAATGCTTCGCCAGATCGGCGAGTTCTTCGATGATTGTGGCGAGAGACTTTCCGACCGTCGCTGGGTCGGCCACAGGGCGCGACAGGCGCGCGTCGTCGGTGTTCGCCGGCTGGATGCCCCACTTCCTGCAGAAGCGCGCCTTGCGGGCCTCCATGACCGGCTTGAACGGGTCGGCCGGTTTCTCCGGCGGGCGGCGGGTGTGTTCGCGTACCGTGATCATGCTGCACCGCCTTCGACATAAACGATCGTGACCATCTGCGCAGGCACGCGAGCTTTGATCTGACCAGCGTGGTCATAGACGGCATAGAATGGAACCGTAGCCATCTGGCCGTTCTCACCATAGGCGACAATCTTGCTCGTAGATCCGTCCATCCGAGGATCAATGGAGTATCCTCCGGCATTCTCGCCCTCGAACCAGATCGATTTGATTGGGCGAGGGTCCATGTGGATGAGTGGAACGTCATTCATGATGCTCTCCGGTGCTGCTGCGGCCGCTCCGGCATCACCTCTTCCGGCGTCACGCCGAATTCCGAAGCGATGAAACGGATGGCACTGTTGATGAAACCTTCGAAGGTCGGTTCATCCATGCTCTCGAAGGCGATTGAAGACGGCACCTTCACGATGAAGCCGCCCATGATCACGTCGTCGGTGTAGCCGGTTCTGAGCTTCACCAGATTATGCAGCGCCTTGGCGTGCGGCGCGCATTCGGTGGCCTTCACCACTTCCCGCAGGAAGGCCCAATAGAAGCGGAGGCGGGACGGGACACGCCCGGTTCGAAGGTCCGCCTGGATGCGCTGGCCGGCCGGGAACTCTCGGATCATGTCGCGATCCATCTGCATTTCGCCGATGAGGCGATCGCCATCCCTGACGATGTAGAAGGGCGGGTGTTCGGGTGCTTTCTTGTTCATGGATCAGATGCCTTCGAGGGTGTGAAGCTCGCGGCCGGCGCTGTTGCGGATGCCGGTGTTCCCGGGTGCGGCCAACTTTGCCTCAATAGCCCTCTTCAACTCGAGAGCATCTCCGGGATGCTTGGCCCAGAAGGTTTGGAGGCCGGCTCGGTTTGCATCACGCCACTTGCGGATAGTTTCCGGCTGCTCGCCGTTGATGAACTCCATGGCTCGGTCAACGAACTGCCCATAGGGAACGTTCTCCAGCGCGAAGTTGTCGCCCCATGTGACGGTGACGCTATCCATGGCGCCGACCAGCCGCATACGGTTCTCTTCCTGCTCGTGCTGGACGATCTCAGAAGCCGAAAGGTCCAGCGCCTTAGCGCGGTCGATTTCCGCCTCGTCATAAAGGCCCGTGAACTGCTCCGGCCAGCCGGCGCGAAGTGCCTGCATCTCGGCGCACTTCGCGATCATGAGGCGGGGCATGCGGCACCAGTTGCCGGAATCGTCCAGCACTTCGCGCACTTCACCGATAGGCTTCTTCTTCTTCTTTGGCTTTCCAGTATCGGGCCATACTTCGCCAGTGTCGACCCACTCGAAGTCGTCCGAGGCATTCTTTACTGGCGCAAACTCCTCCCAGAAAGCTTGGCCGGCGACTTCGTACCATTCGCCCGACTTCTGGTCCTGCTTCCATAGGTACGTCGTGGCCGAAACAATCCCTTGCGGGTTGGTCGGTGAGATCAGGGCCTTGTCGATCTCGTATGCCGGCGGCTTGCTTGCCGGTCGGTAGTCGCCGCAGCGCTGCGCGATGACGCGCTGGCCGTCACGGCTAATGATGATTGTCAGCTTCCGCTTTTCCGCGTTGCCCTTGGAGAACACCATGGGAATGATCTGGCCAAGGAACGGGTCAAGGCCCTTGCCGCGAGCCACCTCGCAGAAAAGGGAAAATTCATCGTCGTTGCAGTCCTTAGCGATCGTGCTTTTTACAAGCGAGAGCTGCTTCGGCGTCATGTCGTAACGGGTGATAGCGTTCATATCACTTCCTCCTGACGGACAGGGCAAAGCCGCCATTGTCAAGCGCGGCCCCTAGGATTGTTTCTGTCTTCAACGCTTCGGCTAGAGCCTTCTTGTCGAGCTTCGGCGCGGGGCGCTCCTGCTCGGTCCAGAATCGGGCTGGGATGTCGGCCTCATTCGTCACGACAAGCGATCGACCGATCTTGCGCAGGCTGACGGTCGCCGTAGTGAGACGTAGTGACGTCTGCTCAGTCGCAATCATCGCCTGTTCGATCATGGCGCGGATGCGTTCGGCTCGGTCCTCTGCGGCTTTCCTACGCGCCTCGAAAGCTTGCTCTTTCGCCTTCAAACCTGCTGCGATCACCTCGCATTCATCGATCTCCGACATGGCGGCTTCGATGGATTCAACCAGCCCAGTTTCGCCTTCGATCATGCCGGCGACCAATTCAGCGTCTTCGCCGTCGCCGCTGTCATGCAGCGACTTGATCAAGCGCTTGGCTGCCTCGGTCTGCCGCAGCAGATTATGCTCGGCGTTCACTTCCATTGGGCCGTTTCCTGGTTGGCAAGCCGGACCCGCTCGAATGCGGCCGGGATCATCCACGCGATGATGAGCGCGAATGCGGTGATGGTGGCCGCGACGATCAGAGTGTCGCGGGCGGTGAAGGTGAAGACCTGGGCGGCCTTGGTGAATGAGCCGAGGTGCTGGACACGGCACTCGCCGGGCTCGCATGCGCATTCACCGTGGGATCGGAGGTCGCAGCGGGTCACAGCGATGCCTCCAGATCTCTTACGATGCGGACAACGTCGCGAGCAGTCTGGACGTCCTTGACCTCAGCTATGTGGTACTCACCAATTCCCATGACATGGGCGATCATCCCATAGAGCTCGCCGCGCTTGACGCGACCAGACTGCCAAAGGGGGTCGAGAACGCGATGAATTTCCTGCCTCGAGGCCTTTAGCTCTGCTGTAGGGATGCAGCCGAGCGGGCGCGTGCGATCCTGCGTCTTGTGATGGCAGCCGACGAAGTTCCCGCACGTGTCGCAGCGCCAGAAGGGTAGCGCTCTCAAGTCGCGCCGATGCGGGTAGACCTCTGCGCCATTTGTCAGGCGGGCAGTGACGTCGACTTGGCACCCGCAGCAGAATATCTTTCGGACGCGCGCACTCATGCCACTTCTCCCAGCGCCGCCATGCGGGCGCGATTGCTGATGTTGCTGTGCGTGCGTCTGCGTTCGTCGACGAGAAGCGCCTCCGTCAATTCATCGATCTGTTCGTCGGTCAGGAAGTCGTCGCCCTTCACAGAAAGAGCGGCGAGGGCCAGGTTGCGCAGCGTGTGCGGGCCGCAGTCGTTGATGAACTTGAGCTTGCGTTCGCGGGTCGCTGCTGTCATGCCACCCTCCCGTTCATCACGTTGTACGTGCCCCATTCCCGCACCGGATCAATGCGCGGCTCACTGCGTTCATGCGCATCGATAGCGTCGACAAAGGCGCTTTCGATGGACTGGCGTACCGTTTCCAGATCCCACACCAGAGCGTCAATGTCGGCTCCAGCTTCACCGCCTAGCGTTTCGAGCCCGCTATAGATGCCCGTCATGAAAGCCATAAGTTGGTCGCGCCGTAGCTCTGCGCTGCATGCCTCTGCGTAATCCTGGCGCAGCTTGTTGAGCGCGCTTTCCATCTGGATAAGGCCGATGTTTTCGTATGAGGTTGCCATGTTAATCTCCTTCCCAGATGCTTGCTTTGTTGCGTCGACTTGCCGCTATTAGGCGGTTAAGAAAGTCCCACGCACCATCTGCGCTTCCCCATCCGTTAGGCGGGTTCATTGCTTCCATGTCGGCCCAATTGTTTTCCATGTGGTCACGCATCTTGCGCAGAACTGGAATGGCATCTTCGCCGCTCAGCCCGTAGATAACCCTGATGCCGAAATCAGGTTCGGACGCGTACCACATCGAGGAAACGTTGTCGGTGTAGTTGAAATCCTCATCTCCAATGTGCATGTCGTAAGACATTCCCGTCATCCTCTTGTTCGCCAGCCGCCTTGCTTCGTGGCTGGTAAATTCGGTGGGCCACGCTGTACTTATGCCCGGTGGGTGGGTGGTTATGCGGTTTCGACCCATCGCATTACCGTGCGCAAAAGTTCATCGTATGACCCAGAAAGGCACTCGATTCGAAATGCTGAAATATCGTCCTTCGACGCCCCGACGCGCTTCAATTCTCGGGTAACGCTTCCCATGATGGCCCCTGCATTTCCGTCAGCGCCTGAAAGCTGAACAAAAGCGTCGGGGAATTTTACTTCGTCTGTCATGTCCATTCCCGTCTCTCCGTTTCCCGCTCCCCAGATCAGGCTTGCCGTCTTCGTGGGGCGCTGTTGATATGGAGACAGTCGCACGCAAAAGCGTTCAAGTCAAGCGTGGTGAACGCAAAAAAGTGCACACATCGCGCAACTTTTTCTGGTATAGGAATGAAGTCCTATTGACGGGTGCTAGTTAGGGAGATCAATTAGCCACGGTGGGGCAAGGTCCGGGTTGAGACTCTTGGGGGCGCGTTCGCTATGGGACTTGTTGAGGAAATACTAAAAGAATGGGCAAAGCTCGACCAGCAAGGAAGGCTCGCCGCAATCAATGAGGCGAAGAGACTGGCTAGCGGCGGAGAAACCCGAGCAGGTGCTGCTTTCGATCCTCTGGCAACTGTGCCACCAGGCGCAAAAAATCCTCATCTTCCTGGCTGATATTAACGCCAGTGAAGACATAGGACAAGCTGAGACCTAAAACATCTGCCAGCTTAACAACGCGGTCCGCGCTGGGGGCTTTCCCGCCCGCCATAAATTCACTGACAAAGTTTGGGCCGAACCCGCACGCGCGTGAAAGCTCGCGGTAGCTTTTCCCGCTACGCGTCACTGCTGCGGCCAATCTGTCGCGCCAACCGTTATCCATCGTCCGGCTGAATACCAGATCAGAAAAAAAATGCATGAACGTTCTTTCGGGCACTTGTGGTGAACGCCAAAGCGTGCATAATGGGCGTCATGATGAGCAGCTTACTTAACGACATCGAGGAATTCCTCGCTGAAACCGGGATGAGCGAAGCGAACTTCTGCCGCGCTGTAGACAATGGCCGGCTGTTCGAGCGACTGCGTTCGGTTGGAAAGAGGGGGCGGGCTGGCCGCGTCTGGCCCGAGACTGAGACAGAGATCAGGGCATACATGATGGCGCATCGTATGCGGGCCAAGGAGCCTGCGTAATGAAGCGCGCTCGTGTCCCGTACTTCCAGTTCTACCCGTCCGACTTCATGAACGGGGTACGGGGGATGACGCCGCAAGAGGTCGGTGTCTACACGATGCTTTTGTGCCTGATTTACGAAGAAAGCGGTCCCGTAGAAGCGCATACGCTTAGGCTCGCGACATACTGCGGGATGAGGGAAAAGAGCTTTACCGCTGTCCTTAGCAAGTTGGTCGAGCTTGGAAAGATTAGCATCGAAGACGGGCACATAACGAACTACCGGGCGCAGGTCGAAATTCAAAAGCGTTCGAACGATTTGAAAACCGCTTCCATAGCCGGGAAAGTTAGCGCTCAAAAAAGGCAAGAAAAACAACAACAGGACGCAACGACCGTTCAACGACCGTTCAACCATACAGATACAGATACAGATACAGTAATAAAACAAGAACCTAACGGTTCTTTCAAAAAAAACAGAGGAACGAGACTTCCTGACGATTGGATTGCAGACATAGGCTTCGCCCTCACCCTTGGCCTTTCCCAAGCCCAAGCTGAGAACGAAGCAACGAAGTTCAGAGAATGGTGGCCCGCTCAACCGGGACAGAAGGGCGTCAAGATCGACTGGAAC